TTTTCATACTTGCTTTTATACTGTCTTTATATTTTTGCTTTTCTACAAATAGTCTTTGTAAATAAGGATCTGTTCTTATAAGTTCTTGTTCTTTTTTAACCCATGCCTCGTTTGTTTGTTTTAACACATTACCCATAGCATCTACTAGTCTGTCTTGCATACTAATACTGTTAAAATGGTTTTTTGTAACAGGTCCTAGTTGCAATTTAGTCTTACCTGAGAATGCATCTTTCTGTTGATTATATAATTCCTGTACATTGAATATAGCATCATTTATCTCCTTCTCTTTATCTGTTTTAGGACTAGGTATTACTGATTTAAGATGTGGTTTATTATTCTCATCTACATCAAAAGCATCTGCATATTTTCTACCCCATGTGTTGAACATGTAGTCGTTAGTTGAATTAACTATATTCAATGCTTTTTCATCTCTTTGATTTGTAAATTCTGTAGCATTATCTTTTGTTTTAGTATTAGCCCCATATTCACTGGCATGATCTAAACCTTCTGCTTTTCTTTGTTTAGCAGCAGCAGCAGACTCCCATAGTCGTTCATGTCTTTCTGCTATTTTCAATCTTTCCTGTTCTATAGCTATCCTTTGTCGTCCCTGTTCCAGTGTCTCATTCTTATCCTTTCTTTGTTCCGGAGACATACCTTCTAGTTTCACATCATGGTCCCCTGCGTATGAATAGTTCCTGGCAATCATATCATTTAGGCTATCTACATATACTGAGTACTTAAACTTATCCATACTTGACGGATCAGTTTCAAACTCTCTTCTCTTTTTCTCCAGGAAGCTAGGATCTAATAACTTCTTATTATCTTCTAACTTAGCAGTATAGTAGGCTATATCTTTTTGAAGAGACTCTCTATTAGGATCACCAGCAGGAAGTAATCCCATTTGTAGATTAGCTTCTTGTATAGCTCGTTGCTGTGTTTGTATTTCATTAGTCTTTGTCTTTACAACCAGACTAAGAACTTCTTGGGGAGAAGTTGTTGTATACTTGGCATTTATCTCTAATTGCTTTTGATATGCTGGATTGGTCTTTATGAATTCCTGCCACTCTTGTTGTACTTCTATGGGGGATATTTCCATCCATTTCTCTATCTTAGCTTCCCATGTTTGTGCAGCTAATTTAATATTAGGTATAGGCTGACCACTTTTTTTATCTATAGGGTTTGTTATATTACCATTCTGATCATAATGATAACCTGCATATTGTACAGATATTCTGCTATTAGGTTTTTTGTCTTTAAAGAATTTACCAAAGTCTCCAACAGGATCATGATAACCAAAATAGTCCTGATTAAACTTTGCCATACCATCAGGGTTCTGTAACCAACTTTGTATCTCTGCTTCTCCATCCTTCTGGTTATATACAGCCTTATTTCCATTAGTTTCATAGTCGTCTTTCATCTTTTGCATGTATGACTTAGCTTGCATTGTAGATGCGACATTACTTTGTACTCTAGGATCATTAGCTATAGTAGATATGTGCTTCGATGTAATATTGTTGAGGTGCTGGTCACTCCAGTCTGCTCCATGTTGTTGGTTAAGTTCAGTTGTTATCCCTTCTACAAGATCTCGTAGATGCTTTTTATCATCTTCCCTGTATACTGGTAATGAAGCTACCTGTGTGATAGTATTCTCGATTTTCTGTACACCTTTATCGTAGGCTTCTTTTTTCTGTTCAAGTAATTTACCATACATTTCCGAGTTGATTTCGGGAACATATGCATTATACTGACGTGGTTGGGATAGATATGAACTCATGTTATATGATTAGGTTCACAGACCTCTCTTTACAAAGGTAGTGAACTTAGTTAGATTGTATATATAGATTACTGGAAATTCCTCACCAGATTAGTTAGCTCTTCCTTTTCTTCTTTTTCTTAGTATCTGCTCCACCTATACCGAAGTAGCTAGGACCTCTCATAGCCATCTGACCACCTCCGAATCCACCCATTCCACCACCTGCCATCATCTTACCTCCGTAGTAGTTATTACCATCATCCTTAGTTACTTTTTTCCAGGTCTCTCCGGTTTTTGGATCTTTCCATGACTTTGTTTCTGTAGTTGATTTATCATTAGCTAGTGAACTGATACCATATGGACCATCGTGTGCATATTCGTGATCTGGTGCTATCCTGTGGTAGTTACCATCTTTGTCTTGTATGATATACCCTGTAGCCTTTTCATCAGCACCTAACATCCAGTTCTGAGCCCTTCTCTGTGCCTCTTTACTGGATACAGATTGTGCTGCTCCGAATATACGTTCATTGTGTGCTTCTTTAGCAGCGGCTTGTCTATCCAGTTTCTGTGAGTCCAGTTGTAGGTTCATCGCATCTCTCCTATCCAGTCTTTCTATATTACGACCCCTTATACCACCTTGGTTTTGTTGGTTGTACTGTAGTTCCTGGGCATCTACCTGTTTCAGTTTCTCTGCCATTTCTCCGGCTATTGCAGCTTGTGCTCCTGGGTTATTAGCAGCGGCTTTCATAGCAGGTCCGTATGCCTGTTGTATATCGTTCTTCTGATTCTGAAATGATATAGAGTAGGTATCTTCGAGGTTAGTACGTGCCTGTAGACTCTGTACAGGGTCTATCTGATCGAATGCACTCATGATCTCCGGTAGGTAGTCAGTTATTCCAGCCCTATTCCGTATTCCCTTATGGGTAGTTGGTCTCTGTGCTGGAGTGTACTTGTTGAGTTCTGCATTAGGAACCTTCATCATACTACCATCTGGACCAGGTTGTGTATTGAGTTTTTCTCTCTTATTCCAGTCTACTTCAGGTACTGTAATATGTGGGTTGTCATCACCTACTGGTACTATATACGGAGGATATGCTACACTCATGTAGTCAGGAGGATTAGGTGTCTGTGTATATTTTCCTGCATGTTCTTTTACATTCCTATACCCAGGTCCCCATAGTGCCAGTTTACCTTCTCCTGGTAACTTAGCATTCTTTCTACCCTGCCCATAGTCTTCAGTGAACATCTCTGGGTTGCTCTTCCTAAGATCTTCAAATTCTGCTATATCCTGAGCTGTTAGTGGTGTATTGTCACGTTGTGCTGCAGGAACCTTAGCTCCTTTAGCAGCAAATATCATATCACCGGGTACTGTAGTAGGGCTCTTGGTTATATATGACCGTGGTTTACCACCAGCACTACCGTCATTGGCCCAGTCCTTTCTCATTGTCATAGGTGCTATATCGTATACAGGTGTTATCTGGCTGTGTTGTGTTGGCATTGCCGGTGTGATCTGTAGTGGTTGATATAATGACCCTCCTGTCCGATATACTTCTTCTGATGTTTGAGGAGATTGTACATCAGTAAATTGAGGTTTAGTTGCGATGTTATACTCTCTAGGATATTGAGGAGTTAGAGTTCGAGGATTTATAGGATAACTGGAAGGTTCGCTATAGTGTAAACCTTCTAAAGCACGTATACTCTCACCTCTATCATCAAGTCCTTGTTCATCATCTTTTGTCCATGGAGTAAACCTCTTCAGTAAAGTTGGGTACTTCACCTGTTCAACATACTCTTGTCTACTTTGAGGTGCTACCATTGAAAGTTTGTCATTCATAGGGCCCCCTGCAGCCATCTTGACTCCATACTTTGCTGATAGCTTCTGTGCATCCTTCATGTAGTTACCTACTTTCTTAGGGTCCATACCCATCTTCTCAGCTATATCATTCTGCATATTCATATCGTCCATTACTAGCTGTTTGGCTGTATCTGTCTTCACTTTATTCTGAGCATATATATCTGCCAGCACTTTACCACTGTTAAATGAGGGACCTTGATAGTTAGCTCCAGGTTGGTTGGTGTTGAGTAGGTAGTTCACCTTGGTCTGCATTTTATCATTCTTCATCTCTGCCTTGGCTATTATCTCACCCACTTCCTTGTGTTTCATGTTGTTACCTACCTTCACTCCCATTTCAGCTAACTTCATAGCAGTCTCAGGTAGTGTACGTAGATTACCCAGTACATGCGGTGTACCTGTACGTGGTTCATTGGCTAGTATCTCCCCACCTTCAGCTTCTACATGTGTACCATTAGCATATATCTTTTGCCCGGTTTCTCCATTAGCATCTTCTTCACTGTGCCTATTGCCTAATAACTTGATAGAGTCCGTTGACTGATACTTTGCAGGACCTTGTACATGTATTGGTGTATTACTGAAGCCACCTGCATCCATCTTCATGTATCCCCCATTGGCATATTGTTCAGTAGCTCTCATCATAGGGGCTACATACTTATAATGTTCTGCAAAATACTCTGCATCTGCCTCATTATTGAACTTCATAGCCTCTTTATCCTTTGAACTCGCTTTACTATTATATTGCAGTCCTTTACCCTTCTGCTGTATGAGAGGTACTGCATATTTGCCCATAGATGCCATGTAATGGGTACCTATACTACCTGCTGGTGGCATCTCCTCATTACTCCAGCTTGGTGCCTGTTCTTTACCTGTGAATGTATATGACTGTGGATAGTTCTGTACCATCCTGTGAGCTGCTGTATTACCCATAGCATCCGCAGTTGCCATTTTAGACTTCATCATACCTGTTCTCCAGTCATCATCCATCGGTCCACCATCTGCCATGTGTATACTCTTCACAGGATCATCAAAGTAGGTGTTCCTCTTACCTCTGTTGATACTATCCGGGAACATCTTAGTACCTGTATATGCCTCTTCACTGGCACCTGATCTAACTGCATCTACAGAGTAACTAGGAGCCGGTGTACCTGTTGATGGTATTTTCTTACCTCTGGCCTTTGCCTTAGCTTCCTCTAATGTAGGGAACCCTGTAGCTTTCAGCCCTTGTGCTTGAGATACTGTAGATGCCTGTGGGCTATTGAACCCTGTTCTCTCTGGCATATCTACAACAGGGTCCTTAGTAGGATACTGTGGTGATACCTTCTGACTACTATGTGCCCTATCAGTGAATGCTCCTACCTGGTTAGCTGCTAATGGGTGTGTACCATGCTCTTCAGTATAGTATGGAGTACCCTGTGCATTAACCTGTACATCAGTGTACTTCATCTTACTATATCCTGTTGTCTTCTTTCCTACCTTACCTTCATTAGCAGATGGTCCGAACTCCTTCTTCACTGTAGGGTCATTGGCACCTTCCTGTTGATACCTGATGATATCACTCTGTGGTATAGCCTGTGTAGGGTTATTCTGATTCCATTGATCTAGTGCTGCATTATTGAAGTTACCATGGTTGAGTGCGTCTGTACCGTACTGTGGATTGTTCTGATATTGGTTAGCGTGAAATGCGTTCCACCTATCCCAGTCAAGTGGCTGTTGTGGTTGAAACTGGTTAACATACGGCATCTGTATACCATCTGCTGCTTTCTTTCCTTTCTTCATCTTACCACCATTAGCATATGCAGCATGACTACCAGTACCCATTGGGTTACTATTGATAGCCATTTGGTATGGGTTAATGTTCTGACGTACTGGAGTAGGTGGAGTTAGTACATTAGCTAACTGTGCACCAGCAGCCCACATATCACCAGCATTCCTACCAGCCCATTCACCAAACTGTTGAGCTCTCTGTCCAAACTTTGATGGGTTTTTTTGTATAGGTTGTACTGCAATATTCTCTGCCGGATTTATGGGAGGGATTGTACCTGGAGGGTTGCCTGGATTCTTCTTACTACCATTTATATCAGTTTGATCTGTTTCAGGAGCAAACCGTAAATCTCTATGAATATCAGGTGTCATGTATTCACTAGGCCGTTTACGGAGTAGAGGTTTGTTATTGTTGCTAGACTGATCATTTTTTTCAGTTGTGTCTGGGAGTAATGGCGTACCACTATTTGCTAATGCATACCCATACCTAGCCATTGGGTGAGCCTTGAAGAAGTGCTCCTCAGTTGGGAACTTCTTGTAGAATGCTGCCTCTGACTTAACCTTAGCTAACTTCATGAATTTGTGTGTCATAGTCTAATATTTTGATAACCACTTCTTGTTAATTGCTCCACCGTATTGTTTCTTAACTGGATTTGCCGATGGTATAATACCTGTATTTTTGTAAAAACTATTAACCTTGTTTATTAAACTGCTCTGTTTTTTCTCATCTTCTATCCTCTTTTGTCCAGATTTTGAGTACTTCCTAAAAGGGTGTTCGTTATCTTCTCCGCTTCCAGATGTAATGTAACCATTCTTATAGAGACCATATGCACCAATAACCCCTAAAGCCCCTGCTTGTACTTTAGCAAGATTCACTAAAGTCTTTCTCATCGCATGTGCCCGTGCTATTCTTTGAGAGAGTTTATACTGTTCATCTTCAAGAGCATATCTCTTATTCATTGATTCATCGTATGCTTTTCTTTCAGATACAGTATATTTTTCAACTTTACCTTTTCTTATTGCATATTGAGCATTCAGTTGACTTTTAACATCTAATAGCCGTTTATTCATAATTTCATCTGCGCCATTAAGAATATTTGTGTACTCCTTAAACTTACCCACACTCATAGTTTTAAGGTCAGAGGTTGAACGCATTGTTTGATGCATTGCCTGTCTCCTTTGTAGTAATGATTTAGTGGAGGGCATATCCTTACTTAAAGCATATAATAAAGCATCTACTCTATCATCAAAATTACCTAATGTAGATGCGTAGGATGAATTTCCATATGTACCATTTGTTACAACTCTAATACCCGTTGCTTTAGATACTTCATCAAGTACAGCCTTAGCTTGAGGTTTATTTGCAAGGTGTTCTATGAGTGTTCCTGGACTTCTTACATTTGCCAAACCCCATTCAACTCCATGGTCTTCCATTATATTCGCTACCTTTGTCGCCTCATCTGCAGTAAACTTTATTTTCCCATCAGTGGCTTTTCTTATACTTAATGTATAGGAGAGAGGGTCTTCTTTATTTAAAAGATTATTTATACTAACTTGTTTATGACTGTATACAGCCATACCATGCTGTGAGTCACCGAGGAGAACGTGATTTAATCCAGCCCCCATATTCTGTCCTCCCTTACCTGGTGCCCAATTCTTTAATGCCTCCTCTATATTATTATCGTTATTAACACTTCTACTCAGTGTAGTTTGGTTCATAAAAAAGTCATTCAATACAAGTTGCATCCTCTTAGGATCTGCTGCAATATGTTCATTGTTTCCAATGAAGTTCATTGAGTTAAGTATTTTATGATTATTTTCAACATCAGATAATTGAGCTGGATCAAATTGGTGACCAATGTTCCCCTTGGAACCAACTAGTTTCTGCATATATTGTTTCTGTGCCTCCAATACTTTATCAGGGTCTGCAAGATGTATATACTGATCAATCTTTGTTATATGCTTATTTTTAGTACTTTCATAAGCATCCATTATAGTCTTGATTGTAGGATCCGTCTTTGCAATAAGTTCATCAGCTGTATACGGAATGTGTAGCGGTTTGTCTGTCTTAATACTATTCCTTGCTGCTTCTGCAAACTCATCTGGAGCAAATTGATGGAATAACTCACTAGCCCTGTCTCCTGTCGCATAACCATTCTCATCTTGTTCAATTACATTGAAGTCAATTTCTCCAGCTTTACCTAACTTAGAATCTATTGTATGTGTTTGTGCCAGACCCGTATTCTGAATAAATGGTAACTTATCCTTTACATTCTTATCATAGTTTGTTTTGGATATAAGTACATCATAATCTCCAACCACATGAGGGAGGTCTGCACTGGCTACACCTTTGGCAGATCCAAACACCTTTCCCCCGGTCAAATTCTCAATGTGATCTACATTACTCTTTACTGTGTTATGATAGTTATTTTCAATACTTACAGCAGAAATACTCTTATTTTCTGTAGTTACCTCTTTTCCTTTATTTGTAAACTCAGTTACAGTTGAAGGCAGTTCTATTTTAGGAGTTACTACTTCTCCTGTCTTGAAGTTTATAATAGGTGTCCCAGTAGTTGGTTTACCAAAAGTTTCATTTGCAAATGCTATCTTCCCATCATCAGTTATACTTGCTGCCTCTTTAATGGTACTTGCATTACTTATAGCCTTCTCCTTAGCATAAATACTATTATAAAGTGGATTTATACTGTTGCGATTATCTGAAAGCTGGTTAAGCATACCATCCAGCTTATTTTCCTTTATATTTAATGCATATCGAGCTTTATTTATTTCATCAACTGCTTCCCTATGTTTTTGATACAGGTTCTCAAAGTCCTTATCTAAACCACTTATCTTGTATGGAGTAGCCGCATCTTTTACAGATTGAGGTATTGCATCAATAGTTTTTTCCCCATATTTTTTTAACCAGTTTGGTAAAAATGAAGATTTCGCTACCTGAGTACCTTCAGGAAGATATGATGCAGTTTTTGCAGCAATAGCCGCATTTGCTTTTATATAACCTTTTGCTGCAGTTTTTCCTAAATTGTATAACCCTTCAGCACCTTCAGCAGCAGTACCTGCATCAATTATCTTTTCTATAAATTCATCAGCTCTTTGACCTTTGTTGTCTTCTTTTGCCCATTTGGTGTATCCTATAGGATTACCTTGATCATCTCTTCCTGCATCCCTGTTCATCTCATGCAATCTTTGTGCATGTTCTTCTTGTCCATATGGTGTATATACCGGTGCTGGTCCCATATGCTGAGACATAATATATTCTTGTTGTTTCTGTATATCAGCTTGTACAGCTTCATCATCAGCTCTTTTCTGAGTATACTTCAATAATGCATCAACTTGTTTCTGGGACATCTTTTGACCAGGTACATTAGCAGTAGTTGTTCCTACAGATATACCTCGTATTGGTTGTGTAGGTACAATAGCAGTTTGGTCAGGACTCCATTGGAGCTTGTCACCATCTTTAGCATACTTTGTTAACCACTTTGCCATAGTACGAAGTTACATATTATTTACTATCCTGAGTTTGAGTTATTGTGAACCGGCTCAGGAACTTCAGTGAATTGTTGTTATCTAACACTCTCCTCAACTTCATATCCTTGGCCCTTAGCTGGTACTTCCTAAATGATCGTACACCGTAGTCCAGGTTATTATCTACTAGTACTTTACGACCTTGTGTTGGGTCACATGTAGTCTCCCATATAGGTTGGTTAGTGTCCTTCACCTTGTCCCAATACATGTTAGTGTTATATATATGGTCTACCTTCTCTACTAATATAGCAGTGTTAGTGGGATTGTATATAGGGTACTGCCGGTATGTGTATAGGTTATTCTCGTCTTTTGGTACTACTACACAGGTACCGGTATTCTGTTGGTTGTTGTATGCTACTATCTTGTTGAAGTAGACACACCCATCTAACTCATTGTACAGTGTTGGTGAGGTGTACTTCAGCACTGTGAGGTAGTCCTGTATACCCTGGAATATCTGGTCATCGTACTTGTATATGAATGGTGCCTCCAGTATATACGGATACTCTACTCCTCTGAATGTCTGATACAGTACGAATGTGCTGTTGTGATCCCATACATCCGGTGTACCGCTATTATATCCTGCCTGGAAGTAGTTGGTATGTTCTACATAGTAGTTGGGTATATAGGAGTGCCAGCTAATCCATGAGTTACTGATGAAGGAGAATGACATTGTTAATGACTTGTTACAGAAGTACTCAGGATCTCCGAGTTGTATTATTATCTTCTCAGTGCTAGTATTTGTAACAGTAGGTGTGGGGCACACAAAGGGTGGTACAATGTCATCCGTTCTTGGATTCCAACAGATTGTATCTATTGGTTTCACTCTAACGTACTCATAACCTTCAGGACAACATGTAGCAGTACCTGATATACCGGAGTTAACACCACATGATATTGGTAGTATAGCGTCACCTCCTTCATTTGGGTAACATCCTATATACTGTGGAGGGAAATCAGCAGGTGCTAATGTGTAATAATCAGGGCAGCATGTTACTACAGGTATACCCGGTGTTGGTGCTGGTGTTGTTTTTGATAATGTGTTATTAATGTAGAAGTTAGTACCATCGTATTGTAACCCTGTACCCGGTAGTATACTGTAGTCTATCTTAGTGATTAGCAACCTCTTATAGAAGTTATCGTAAGTACCATGTATACCTATACCATTGAAGTTGTTATCAATAGGGTAGTTAGGAAATGTGTTCAGTATCTGGAATGGTAAGTTATCCTGGAAGTACTTAGAGTTCAGGTATTTAGGTCCTGATAGTTCCTCTACACTGGTTCCTCTCATTAATACTATCTTCCCACGTAATACATCAGCCCATACATGCCCTTGTTCAGTATTGAGTAGGAATTTATTCTGTGTACCCAGGAACCCTATATCCGTCTTATTGATCTGTACAGGTTGTGAGCCAGAGAATAATGCACCGGTACCGAGTACTGCAGTAATAGATGAGGTATCTACAGTAGCCAGAGCATTGTACATTTCGAAGTCATTCTGATATCGTACTAGTACTGTCCTACCTTCTAATGTATCTAATGCCTGTAATGTTCCGAACTTCTTAGGGAAATCGAATAGATTACCCGGTCTATATACCAGGTAGTTGTTCTTCGTCTCTTCCAGTGAACTTTTATCACTCCATATAGCCCTGTTGTTGTAGTCTATATAACATACCTGATCTGGTGCCCAATCTGGACGTAATGTAGTGAATGCTGTCTGCTTATTCTGCCCTGAGTACGTCTTATTGTATGTGTAGGTATTATCGAATGCTATAGGTACATTGGTTTCCTGTAGCCACTCATCTGGTATACCGGTACCAACATTGGGCCAGAAGTTACCTTCCCTGATATTATATGCCTGTCTCATGGATACATTCACCTCACTCTCACAATAATAATTAATGACTCCATATGCATATAGGTACGCCATACCACGTTCATATAGATCAACAGTGCCATAGTTGTTACACTCCAGGTTGGTTATCTTCAGTCCGAATGACTGGAAGAATACTGACCCGAATAGTTCAGCTACTAACTGCAACATAACCGCCACAAGTGCCAAACCTCCTGTGAGTATGAGTAGTGCTATATGACCTGGAGTATTGAACAAGCTACTAAGGTTGGTTAGTCCAGGCCCGAAGGGGTTATCTCCTGCCAGTGTCTCATTATCAGTACTATAGTAGTATATTGGATATCCTATATTCCCGGTATTGGTATGTGAGAATGCATCCTGGTTATAGTTGATATCGTATCCATCTGGTCTGTTGACAGTGCTCTTCAGATAGAATGCCTGTTTGATCTTCAGTGCGAATTGGTTAATGAAGCAATCACCCCCATATACTATAGGTATACTGGTATCGGTTAACCTACCCTGAGTACCTGTATCTACAGGTTGATATGAGAATATCTCTCCATATTGATCATCTAACTGCCTCTTCAGTGAGCAATAGTATGAAGACACCTCACGAGTGAATGGGTTGGACTGGTTACATACTCCAGCTTCTCCTGCAGTTGTACGTGATGTATCCTGTGGTATACCCAGTAATAGTCCGGATGTATTAACCTGTTGATGGGTATATGGCAATACACTGTTAACGGATATATATACTGACGACTCTCTATCCGTATTATTCAACTGGAATGTATCTCCGAATGTGCTATTGATGCCAGAGTTAACATACCCACCATGTTGTATGTACCGTATTTTATTACCTACATCATCAGGTATTACTGTGTAGTTATTGTACTGACCCAGACCGTTGTATTGCCATCCATAGTTGAAGTATGGTACCAACTTAGTGAGTACCTCCAACATAGCATTGTAGGTGGGTATGAAATTCTGTATATCCAACTTAGGCTGGAAGTGAGTGTTAGTAGTAGTAAGATCCTCAGTACCTGTAGTAGTTGAGTTGTTATTCTGTAACTCTATACTAATAGTAGACAAACAAGCAACTGCAAATGATATACCGAGCACTTCCTTGGTTATTATTTTCTCACCCGCATTATCCTTCACAGGTACGAAGTGGGCAGTACAGTTACCATACTCAGCCGTTTCCAACTTCAGGAAAGAACCCTGTATACCTGCAGATTGATAGAAGTGTGTATCAGGTGAATGGAATGTGAACCGGTTACGTTGGAAATCATTCAACCTATTAGCAGCATTGTCACCTGACTTATCCTCTACAGGTTGTGATGATATGAATGGATCAGGGCGCACATCATTGAATGGGTAATTGGCATAGAAGTAATCCGCACCTTCCTTCTGGTAATGACCACAGTTGAATAACAACCCCTTAGCTATTATAGACCGGTTAGCACCTCTATCACCTCTCATTATCTTGAACCCTACTATAGCATTCTTCTGTGCCTGTGTAAGGGATGAAGTCGCTATAGCATTCTTCAATGAGTCAATATCTACTAGGAACCCTATTGGATATACATTACCTACAGCATCATGTATGTGTGTTACAGTACTATCTGGGAACTTATGGTGTCGTATAGGTTGATTAGCTAATGGTCCCCATATATTAGTATTAGCAGGGTATACATCAGTGCTCTCCCAATAGGACATGGTACCATGTTCCCACGGCTTAATACCAGTACATGGATCAGTAGCACCGGGTAAATGGCCTGTGGGTGTTCCTGTGTTATATACCTTCCATCTAGGGAGTACCGGAGATGGGCATGTGCCTTCCTCTATAGCTACTACATCCTGGTTATATACTACAGGTACTAGATCAGAAGGTATAGCTGCTCTACCTGGTATATGACACCTTGTAGATTGTTTCCCGTTATTGAATAGTAGACATAACTCAAGTGGATACACTTCATCCCTGAAGTACCCTTCATAGTTAGCGCATACTACTCCATTAGAGTACCCTATCTCCTGTTGTCCATATGCACCTGCAGGTACTTGTGACGTACCCCATCCTACTACTATCTGTGATGCTATCTGTTGATAACTGATATCCTCTTCCTTCACCAGATCACCCCATACTAGCACATCATCCACCTGACACAATGTACCAGCTATATCATAGTATTCGAACTGTTCCATAACTTCTGTCATAGTTATAGGAGTATTCACATTACTCTGTTCCAGTCCGGTATATGTATGGGTATATGTGCTGGTCTGTATATGATAGGTACCTACATATTCTGGTGTAGTTACAGAGTTGATTGTCTTGATCACTACCAGGTTGAAATAGCTATATAACCCTGATGTATCCAGATTACTGATATCTACTTCTATAGCATGATTGGTTAGCAGGTTAGTATCCAATGATGTCTTCCCTTCCAGGAATATGCGAACAGGGTTAGTGACACTATAGAATCGTGTTAGGCCATTACTACGTACATCAGCATACTGTATACAGAACTGGTAGTCGCCTTCTATAATATTACCTCCTACAGCTATTCTATTGGTTTTTATATTCGGTATAAGGAATGTAGGTTGTACATTCATCATATTGGTATCTACAGCAGTAGTGCCAGGGTAGAATGGCAGGTTATTGAGATCAATATACCTACGCACATTATACCTATCTGTGAAGTAGAGTTGTGTACTACAATTAGTGGTCTTTACTTCCGTCTTGAGTATAGGATGTTGTATAGACCAACCGATAACATCAGAACCAGCAACAGTGTCATCTATTAATATATTGAATGTGCATTGTGTATTAACCACATATCCGAACATACTATACCCTGTAGTAGGGTTAGTGAGATAGTAGTAGGTGTTGTTGAGTTGTACTATATTACGTACACCTATTGCCTTATAACCGGTAGGCAAGGTAATACATGCTATAGACCCCTCTTCATTCTGATAGGTTACCTGTTGTCCATCTATAGCACTATTAATAGCGTTGAGTGCTTCGGTAATATACCCCGCACCTATCTCATCAATAACACTATCAGTGTTAAGTCCTGCACGACATTGTATAGGAGTATTGTTAATAGCCATTACCGGTATCTACCTCTTTGTACCCGTGTTGTTGGTCCAACCAACAGGAACCTATTGTTACGGTTATATGATCGTATTATGCTCTTTTGAAACTCATAACTATCTCCAGCTATTGCATAGTTCTTAGCATTGATGTATGCTGTATCCATTCTACTCTCTGCATCATCCCTCTTAGCTCTTATCTGGTTGAATGTTTCATCAGTGGACTGGTTGAATAACTGCTGATATACCATGAACCGGAGATACTGATACAGGTACTTCTGAAATGGGTCATTATCAGGTATCATATAGTAACCAGTCTCAGGGTCAACTGCTCTTGTAGCATAGTATGCCATGTAGATAGTACCAGACTGAAATGAAGTCATCATATGATTACCTATTATATCAAATGTATCTAATGCACTGCTGGATATATTAGGGCAATCTGCATGACAACTACCCATTGTTGCGAAGTTACCTGGCTTCAATAGACAACTAACAGAGAATGTAAATGACAGTTGGCTCATTACCTTGTTGGTGACTATATAGTTATCAGGTACTCCGCATAGTGAAGGGAGATTAACCGGCTGCTGTATATGTGTAGAACATGGATACCCGGGAGTACAACTATTACACTTCTCTACTTCATATGGTGCTACTCTGCAATCAGTCTGATAGTAGAATACATGTGGTGATATGATAGGACCTTTACTATAGGTTGCACACATCCACACCTCTCGTACCTGATAGAAGTCACAAGGTAGATCACAGCGACCATTCCACATATCCATAACACATGGTTGTATAGGACGGTACGTGTTCTCCATCTTATCAAGGCAATCTGCAGTCCATATTGGGAATAGAAGGTCATCAATCGAGCCTGTGTTGAAATAGTCCCGCATCTCTTCCTTTACCCTGGAATAGATAGCCTCTGGTGATATATATCGTGTAGGACTTCCGTTTGTCATTTCTTTCTTTTTGCGAATGGTATATACAACTGCTTATACAACTCTCTGTATGGTTCATTATCACTTAGTATATGTTCACTCAGTAACTTTCTATTAGCCTTCATCATGTCCAGTCTCCATATAGCCTTATGCTTTATCTTGGACATACTCTTTATCCATTTGAAGTTATATCGCCTACCTTCAGTGTGGTGGTTAGTCCAGTATACCAGGTTGCCTTGTGCCATTGACTCCTTCCAATTAACACCCATTCCCTTTCTGAATGCCACCCCTCTCTTATCTCCATTGGTCTTTACACACAATTTGCCTAGTCCATGAGGTAATGTAACCATGTGCCCCGTCTTCAGTATGTGGTCAACATAGTGTGCATTGAGATCTATTATACACTGGTTATATTGAACGTATGTTAGTTTCACTCCAGGATTACGTTCCATGAATAGTGCATAACAGTCCTTAGAACCGGTTAGTATATCTCTCTTTGGTCTACCTCCATGGTACTGTCCAGCGAAGTTGAATGCCATATATTTATTTCGTATTATCTTTTCCTAATGGTGCATTATCATTATCTGCTGACCTCTTGTACCTATTAGACAATTTCTCTGCCACCGCCTTTATTACAGGATCTATTAGGTATCCAGGGCATTTAAATTCCTGATCATAAGGGTTAGGGGGACAGCATAGGTTCATATCATTTATAGATACTTCATCAGATGCAGAACAACAACCTATTGCTAATGGGCTATTACAGTAACCTGGATACCACTGTAGGGACTCTGGTACATCCTCTTCGAAGTATGCTGATATCTTCACCTTCTGTATACTATCACTACCTATGTAGAGGAACCTATTCTGTATCCAGAAGTGTATCTGATTTGTTTTCAACCCTAGTGACAATGAGTTAACGAACCTATCCGGAGTACTCTCTATAAACCTTCTGGATATTAGGTCAATAGAATATACCCCTTGTATGAGCATCCCAAAGTTGTTACCTTCGGCTATCTTAGGAAGTTGTACTACAGAGCGTGATATGATGTAATCTGACCGATATCCACAGCACTCTGCTATTGATACCTGCTTCATCTTCAGACAAGGTAGTACAGTGAATATGTTAGGGGAGTTCCATAGCTTCCTTCTATCAGTGACCTGACGTACATATGCAATGGCTGTAGACTGTAACTCGGATAGAATGAATCTATCTGATATATTCTGGGTAGTTGCAGAAGACTGGAGTTTAAACTCTCCACGAACAGTAGCTATTGCCTCTTTGTTACTCCTCTTGACCATATAGCAAAGTTATTACAGATTGATATAAGTTGGTTAGGTTATTGGTAGTTTCCCTAACTCATCAGGTTAGGTTAACTTATTATTATACCAGTTAATGTGCACCATACCTCCAGTTGATAGTCCGAATATAACATTACTCCATTAATAAGGGTACCGTATCTCCAGTTAACATAGTATGTGTCTGCAGATTGAGATGCAAATGTTGCCTGTGGATTCAATCCTGTAGCTGTCTGATTATCTACTAGTATATCATCACTGTCAAATAGTTGGTACTCGATAGTATCTATAGTAACTAATGAAGGTTGACTGACAGATATAACACCCGCTACAACTACTGCTGTAAGTGTCTGACAGTTATACCGGATAGCCTCGTATATATTACTATTAGCAACATCGCCTGAACATACACTATCTATCTGAAACTGGTATACTGTATTATTATCTAGGCTACCTACAGATGTAGTAGTAGCTGCAGTTAGTAATGGGTTAGGTGGTGTGAAGTTAACACCAGTTATCCATTCTGTGAATCCTCTCTGACGGTATTTAGCTATCTGATAAGAAGCTGTACCACTAGGTACCCAGGAAAGATCGAATGACCCCATCCCTAATACTACCAGTAGATCAGATATATTATCACATAGACAACCAGTGCAAAGTTCCTTCAATGCGCAGAACTGTGCTAATAGATCAGGGTCACTGCTGATATATGAGAATAGGTTAGTAATAAATGAAGTAGGATCAGTTACATTCGGTATAAGCTGTAATTGACTATTATCCGGTGTAGGTGTTGATGTAATAGATATACCCCAGTCTCCAGACATTGATGGTATCTTAGCCTCCAGGTAACCTGCAGTAGTATCTGATGCATTCACCTTCACCTTATTATCTACAGGAGTAGTGACGGTCATGTTCAACTTATTACCGGTGATAGCCATAGTTATACTACTATCAAGGCTCTCTACCTTCTGATCCAGGAAGTCAGCATCAGCAGTAGTATCACCAGATGATAGCATCACTTTGTATAACCCATCCCATGTATCATCTATAGCTACTGATACACCAGCACAACCACCTATAGCTGCTGTAGTAAGCCCTGTACCAGCAGCAGTAATATAATTAGTATGGACTGCTGAAGCTGATGTAATAAGAGCCTGTATAGTATCCTGTAGATCAGATTGAGGTATAATACATCCCCATGTTATAGCACCTGTATCAAATGTTGGTAATGTTGTGCATATGTATGTAGTAATATACCCTACAGTAGTAGCTATAGTATCAGTAGCACCACCACCTACAGTAGCCAGACAGTTTCCACTGTTGTCGAATGTTCCTATAGCTGCCTGTTTCCCAGATACTGTAGTAGTTAGGCTACCTAAGTAACTGATAAGTGCATTGAATGCATTCAATATGTTAGTTGGTGTACTAATAGACAGTGACCCCCATGTGTTACCAGGAGCTGCCAATAGGTTGAGTATACTACCCACTCCAGTATAAGTAGCAGTAAGTACCTGGTTACGGGTCATTCCACTTGTAATAACTATAGAACCACCACCTGCAGTTACTGAGTATGTAAGAGCCGGTGTCTGTAATGCAGATATAGCAGCTCCTAATACTACTACATCACCTGCATAGGTAACATTAATGAAGTTGTCCAGGTTGTACTGATCAATGTCAACTATCTTGGAAATACCCTCCACAAACTCCTGTATAGTACTAGGTACACCTCCAGTAGTCGTAGTTACTGTATATCCATTATAGGGGCCATAGTTAAACCCACTGAAGTTAGGAGATGGGTTCAGGTTATTAACAGCAGTGTTGATCTCCCCCAGTATCACATCCAGTGTCTGGTTAGGTGTTACCCCAATGTATGGAAGTGCTAGGCCGGTATATATTACTGTAGAGGCATTAGTAGGCATATTACATGTAGTTTAGTAGTAGTAACTTGAATGTTGTATTAGGGTCAGCATATTGTATTGGCATGAATGTAATCATATTGCATGGTGGAGTTATTGGTGTATCCTCACAACAGTCAGTACATTGTCGTTTAGTGAAATCGTAAGAGAATGATATAGGTATTCCATCACTCGTACATGTACCACATTCGAATATTGCAGGTTCCACACAGTTACAATCCAAACAAGGTATAGTAGGCTCATCCCTCTTAGTAGTTGGACTAGAACATAGTCCTGTGAGTGTAACATATTGATACCCTGGAGGACAGCATAAACAGGTTACAGTATCTACAGGAGCATCTGGTAATATGCCCCAATTACTATTAACTACTGATACACATTGTCCTATGAATGGTGTTATATCAGGGTTGCCTAATGTCAATATAACTCCACCATATCCTACAAATTGACCAGCTCCATTGATGAATGTGTAACCAACAGGGCAACATTCTGAAGTAGGACAGGGTATAGCATCTACCTGCTCTCGAATAGAACAACCTGTCTGTGGAGATGGGCAGCATTTCCCACTTCCTACATACTGATAACCTTCTGGACAACATGTATTAGCCATAGTTAGAACATTCGTTGAATATATAATACCCCTGTAGAGGGTTGCATGTTATTATGTGATCCATTACCACCACTGGCATATGCTCCTGTTAGTGTGATGCCTGTAGTGCTCCTGGATATGTATGCAGTGACATCCGAAGGTGTCTTGGCTACAAATGGTGCTACTCCCCCTGTGTTATTACCAGATACTCCCGGAACTAATGCCCCTGTAGCATCCATCGCATTATTAACTGAACTACCGTTCCTATCCACATGCTGCTGTCTATTGAAGAAGAATGCATGATCATGGCCTTGATCATTCAATGTACCTCCTAATGGCAATGATGGTATCTCAGCCTGTAACAACGTATGACGAGGTTCACCAACCTGTTGACCAGTAACGGTGACAGATAACCCAGTAGCATTAGATGGTAATGAACCACCCATACCAATATCAGTACGTCCTACAGGTACCTGGCCCATCATATTCACAGTACCATTCTGGCCGTTAGCTATATTCCATCCACACATAGGAGTACCGGATATACCGACTCCTCCAGAGAAATTAGTCACAGGTCCTGCATAAGGGATGATAGCACCCACAGGTACAAAGCCATTGAAGGTAAATTGAGTGGATGCTCCTGTACCTGTACGTGTAACACTGGGACCGGATATACCAGAGCATGAGGTTATAGCAGTTGCCAAAAAGTTACCTATAGTAGTATCAATACCGGTAGTGAATGATGTAACCGTACTATCCAATATATTGAATGCTGACAACAGAGAGCAGAACTCTGTTATAAGTTGTTGTAGTACTAGATTAATGAGTGATGAACTATTGACACCGGTTAGACACGCTGTATTATATCCACTGAGTATAGGACCTATCTCGTCCTTTATAGTACTGACATCATCATAGAGTGTACATATAGCTGTCCTATAACATTCCAGTAGGCATGGTAGATCAGTACAAGTACCACAGCAAGAGATGCAATCAGCAAAAAGTGGAGCACAAGAGCCAGTAGTAAGGTTAACAGTAGGCAGTCCTGTAACAGGATCTGTCATAGATATTCCAATTCCATGAGCATAATCAAATATCTTCTGTAGTATAACAGCATCAACTTCAGACAGATAATCACCAGTACATATACCCAATGCAGGTATAGCAGGTCCAGTGTACTTTACACCAGTATCGGGTATTTGTTTTTCGAAGTAGTTACTACAGCTACTATTACATGCATGTCCCATTAGCAGGTTATTTTCTTTATCTTATTAATAATATATAGTATGTACTCATTATCCAGGCAATTACATCCCATCAACTTATCTACCAGTATCTCCCTATAGATACACAGTACATCATACTGTGTCATATCTACATAGTTCTGGAACCCATACACCTGGTTAGTATATTGCATCTCAGATAGATATAGAATAGTACGGTCAATATCCAGTATCAACTCATTGTACCCTTCATTATCTAGCCGGTTGTCTGTTAGTATTGGGTTGATTAGATACATTGATCGGTTGTCTTAGTTTCTCGTTATGGTTCTTATTGCAGTCTGGACATCTACCCTGTGTCAATTGGCACTTTGGTAATGTTCTTGGACAGTCATTGCACTTAGTAGCTCCGCATCCCATCGTATATAGTTTAGCATATGTTACATCCCAGTGGTGCTTTAGGCCATTGGAACCCTTTGAACTTCTTTCCTATACCATTCAACATAGTATCAGCTCTCTTATATAGTTGCTCTGATAGTGCATAGTTACTATCATTACATGCTGCTACTGAACCATCTATGAATAACTTGATCATTCTGAGTTCACCCATATATGTATTCCAATTATGATCATGACATACACATTCGAGGTCTATCTTCAGGAATGCGTGTTGGTACTTGCACTTTATGTGGTCTATCTTAATGAACTTCTGGTTGATAGTAGTAGCTGTGAATGTCTGACCAGGTGCCGGTGATACTGTGTATACTACAGCATATATACCATCTGGTAGTGGTGTGCAATCCGTATCTCCACAGGTTAACCCAAGATCGGCACATTGGTATACATTCACCTGTCCGGGTGTAAATGCTACTGACAATGTAGGATAACTAGGAGGAGTGATCTGCATGTTATAATTAGGAGCTACCGGCAGTGTTGTATAGGTACTGACATCACTAATAGCAATTATCGAACTACTACGTAAGTCGATAAGTGACAGCAAGAGGTTAGGAAGTTGTAGTACGTATCCCATATTAGTTAGTTAATGCGGTGTATATATCTGCAGTATGTTGTATTCTCTCACTAAGTCCTAGTTCCCCTCCGTTAACATGATGAGTTACTATAGTAACAGTAGCCACATCAACTCCCTTATCACAGAAATGCCATAGGTTATTATGTTGGAAAAAGAATGCCCCAGATGCTAATTGATAATCAGTAGCTACCAGATCAGGGTTATTCAACAGATCAACCCCAATGTATTCTCCCAATGCCTTATAGTTATCATGCCCTGTAAGTTGTAGAGCTCCTCTGCCTCGATACTTCCAACCATCACCACTTACTTCATCTCCATTACCCATCCTATTGGCGTATATCCTATTAGCTATACGTTCAGGTTGTCTATGATATGAATGAGCATCATTGATATCAGCAAAGTGCTTATGAAACAATGACCATAGAGCGTCACCAGAGTAGTTAAGGTTCTCTATGAACCTAGTCCAGTTAGCACATTCATGCTGACATTGTCCTAGTAGATGTGATAACCGAAGTGGGCCATCTATATCAAATGGTTCCAATATTCCAACTATCTGGTCATATATACTATCTGGTACTACTCCTTGAAGGTTCTCTATATTCATATTGGTTGTTAATATTAAGAGGGGATAAGGAGTTGTTACCCTATCCCCTCTTGGGTTATCCTATGACAGTGGCGTACTATGGTGTAACCTCTGTAGTCGTTGTAGTAGTCGTACTCGATGTAGTGAACGTACTGGATGTTGTAGGTGTTACTACCTCATTATCCGGTGTACCTAAGAAGGCTGTCAGAATAGCCAGTGTACCTGCTTCTGATGCATCCCCTGCAGGTATAGCCATACATACAGTCTCATCGTTCCTCATTACTCCTATATCAGCACCATTCCATTGTGGTTGCAGGAACTTGATATAGTACAGATCATAAGCCAGTGCACTGTCAATGTAAGTCATGTACTCACCATTGAAGTTCACATTGCTGAATATGTGCTTGTATTCAGACTGATAGCTGAAGAAGTCAAATTCCAACTGCCTAATCTCTGCTGGTGTATTGATAGGATATGAAGCCCTCTGGATAATGTTGGTAGTTGCTACTACATTACAGGCATCATCAACTTCATAGTCTGTAGTCAGTTCCGGACCACTGCGAACATATGTCCAGAAGAACATACGATCAAACTGGTAAGGGAAGTTGGTAAGGTCAACCGATGTACCCTGCCCATAAACCTGTAGTGTATTACCAACGATCAATATCACTGTAGAGCTACCAGTACCATCAGTGCCCGCAGTTACGTACTGAGAGAGTATTACATCATCATTGATATTCTGAGCCAACTGTTGCATTACTGCCTGGTATGCTGCTCCTGAGATATCATCACAAGGGTTACTACCACAGTTACAACATGGTGTTGTTACCAGTACAGAACGTGTCAAACTATTGGCATATGCTGCTCTAATGTAGAAACTATCCAGACGGAGAGTGATCGACACATCTTGGTTACATCCTACATTGAGGTTAGATATCTGAGTGATCTGTACATTAGCTGACAGGTTACCGGGAACCTTATACCACTCCAGTACATTACGTGGATATATATCATCACTCCTACGTGTACCTTCATCAGGTGAATATATGTTACGTGCCTGACACAGGTAGATGTACTTAGCATTACCCACATTAGCCACTGTAGCAGGGGTATTATCCGGAAGGAATATACCAAATTGTCCTGTGGTAGTACCTCCAGAGGCATACGTTGTCAGATTCTGTGTAGAACCTGTTGTAGGTAATGTGTTGTTCGTAGGTACAATGAACAAGGTGGTCAGATTGTTATCCATATCTATGGTTTTATGTTGTTGTTATTTATTGGTTATTCTGCTTCTTTAGTTCTCATTCTGCTACTCTGTGACTGTTCCTGATTACCTGTAGCATCTGCTATTTCCTCTACAGCTAATTCAATCAGCTCATTCTCTAAGTATGCTTCCAGTTCACAATCTACAGTAGTAGACGCTGTGTTATCCAGATGTATATAACCTGCTATATCCATATTTACAGGGTATCGTAGGTAACTTAGGAACAGGTTAGTGATGTTGAATGTATCTTCATCATCTCCATACACATACAGGGTATCTGCTGATATGGAACCTATTGTCTCCTGGTACTGGAAGTAGGGTGTGTAATGTGGTGAATTCAGTTTCACCCGAACATCCTCATGTTTTACTATCTCAATAACATCCAGTATATGCTGTTTGCAATTTCCTTTATTTGCTATACAGTAACTCTGTATCGGTACTATCATCCTATATTGGAGTGATGATAATGGTACTTTGTAACTATGTAGCAGATCTCCGGGAACCTTAGTGAGCCCTACTTCTTCATTAGGTACTACCAATATCTGTAGATCCTGGTATCTCTTAGTGAAGGCATCGAACCCTAACTGGTAGTTATTGTTAGTATCCAACTTCTTGAGTACCAACTTAGTCTGCGCTATATTAAGAACTTCGATCTTCGTATCATTAGGTATATACTGCCCTCTCAGGTTACTGTTCCTGTTGAGCTTCATATCTATGTCATTCAACAGTTTTATTATTGGAATCATATATACCTTACTCTACTATTCTGTTTCTAACTCTGCTTCTCTTTTAGCCTTTTTAGCATCTCTTGCTTTCTTCAGTGCATCTGGCTTTTCTTCTGTAACTACTGGTTCATCTTCAGGTTCGTAAGATACTTCAGGGTTTATGAACCCTTGTATAGTACCTTTCATCTTTTTCTTATCAGCCACCTTGATCTCCAGAGCTCTTAACTCCATTGTCATACTGGGTAGTGATAATTTACTTACCATCTCATCCTGGCTGTTGTATATGAGTTGTTCCCCTTCATATATGAACCCTGACCTCTGTATGTACACTCTGAGTATCAATGCCTCTTTTACAAGGGTCTTAATATGTAATGTATCTGCAGATAATGCTGCTATACTGTTGAACAGTGTAACTGCTCTTTGTCCTTGGAACTCTCCGAATGTTACCTGACCACTTCTTATGAAGTTATCCAGCGCATTGTAGACAATCTGTTCCCGATCATTATCCCCTATAGGTAACCCGATCAACTTAGCAACTTTCTTCCTCTTTTCCAGTGACATCTTACTCATTTCGATCACAGCATTATTGGCTGCTCTCTTCTCACTGTAAATAGCTTCTGCTTCTGCTTCTGGATTATCTACATAGAACTGTACAGTTGGTTTACACCGTCCTGCTTTCCAGTCCTCTATAGATGATGCTATCATACCTGTGTGTTGTATAGCATACCAGTATTCTACCTCTTTAAATGGTGAACCGAAGTTGAACACATTAGCACCATCTATTAACTTAATACGTGATGCCACTTCATGTGTATTCATCTTGCCGGTATCAAAGACTCCTGAATAATATGGAGCCCGAGGACCGAGTCCTGTATACTCCCTGTTATTAGGATCTGAGAACAACCCTGTGGCTTTTTCTAATCTATCTCGTCTTGCTTTAACAACATCCCTTTCTTGTTCCCGAAGTGCTGGTGAAGGTATCCTCATTATATAATCAGCATTTTCATCGAGTCCTGTAAGGTACTTTCCATTCATTCCACGTATAGGTGGAAATCCTGCTCCGGTTCCTGGGTGTCTCATGCTACCTCTTTCTGCGAGTGCATTTTGCATTGACTTCTCTCCCTGCTTTGGTACTATGGGTAGAGGTAAGATTTTAGCTATCTTTGCCATATAGTTACAATATGTAGTTGTATTGGTGGAGGGAGACTTAGGGTGCTCCCTCCTTTACCCTTTATCGTTAGAACTGTGGAACCTGTTCGATCAACACTGTCCTTGTAATATCTTCGATGAATACATCATAACGGTCCTTGAACCACATCTTGTATCCTGGGAACATGTTAGCAGAACTCATACCTTGAGATGCTGCATGACCCATGTGATGGTAAGTACCATCAATATAACCCCATGTCATGGATGCTGCACCTTTAGGACGTACCTCACGCACATTGTCAGATGCCATTCCACCTTCCTTAGCAGATACATCGAATACCATGAATACCGGTGTGCTCTTCTTATTCCTACCGAACTCTGAGTTAGTCTGTGGTAGATCAAGTTCCATCAGGTGACATACTTCAATACGGCCTGTATCCATAGTCACCATAGAATCGAATGCCCAGTTGATAGTCATATGCTGACCACGACCTTCTATGAAACGCTCATCAGCTATGATAGTTAGACCTGCCTTCAGTAGATCATCTTTAGCTGCAGTACGGAATACTTCGATACCTGCTTCATTGGTGTACATCTTAACCCTACGGTTCTTCATGTCTTCCCTACGATAGAACAGGTCACCGAACACATTACGTATAATGTTCACACTGAATTGTCCGTCATTATACTGCTCCAGGTTACCAAACTGACGCATCTGTGGATATACACCCATTGAGTGCTTGATCAGTTCCTGTGTATTACGATCACGAGATGTACCACCCTGTGACCATATCATCTTGTTAACCTTCATTTCGAGCATCCTCTTACGAAGTTCCATCTCGATGAACGGCTCCCATGCTGTTACATATTTCTTCTCACCGTTCTCATTACGTATTGCCTTAGAGTACATGATCAGATCAAGTGGATTACCATCCTTATCTGAGCCCATACCGTTAGCAACCTTAGTATCTGCCCATCCTGTAACACTATGTTCAACACCGTTACCAGAGCTAAGTGACTGATACAGAGTGATCTCATCACCTAGTGAACCCAGACCGGAGAACTTCTCAGTGAATTCACCAGATGCATTATACATGAACTGGAACTCACGACCTTCTACTATCCATGTAGGATCTACAGTAGTATAGAGAGGGTTGGTAGTTATCAGTACGAATGTATACAACCATGCTCGTCCATAAGGTAATGGATCTTCCACCACCTTGAACTGCTGGCCATACATACGGTTGGCTGTTATCACATCGTTAATGAAGAACTCCTTCTTGTCGAATACAAGTTGGAATGTATGCCCATCTATACCTACATTAGTCTGAGCTGTTGTAGAATCTGGTATTTCAACCAGTGTTGGGAACTGGTAAGGTACAGATACCTTCCATTGCCAGTAGTCAGTAGCCCTATCTATGAAGTATGGCTTGGACTTCTGTATCATCTGCAGGAAGTCATTGCTATACAAGGACATCTGAGTGTAGAGGCTTATAATCTTCTTATCATACATTGCTGGCTCTTTCGAGTGCAACATCTGAATGTGATTACTGTCGGTGAACTTACCGAGTGCTCGTTTGTTCATTGAACTGTATCTGGTTGCAATGAACCCTGAATTCTGGCCAGGTATCTGTTGTAATGCCATTTCTTATGTTTTATAGTTTGTAACTATTATATTATGTATTCTCTATTCTACGCTTTTCCAGAAGTCTGTGTCCTCATCTGCAGTTGCTTTAGTTCCTTTGGAGGACTTAGCACTCTTGCTCTTCACCCAGTTGAACACTTCATTACTCTCTTTTGACACTGCTTTCTTTCCTATTGGTCCGAAGTCTAACTTCAGTGGTTTACCTGGTTGCCAGTCATCTCCCATAGATCTCCGTATCAGTGCAGCCAACTTCAGCTTCTCTGTATGGTTACCTGGACGGTTGAGTTCTAGTAGTGCACATTCGTAATCTGTTATCAAATTACCATCTTGCATCTTCCAGGTCTTCTTTTCTACAGTGTCAATGATCTTCGGTATATCTTCCCGGGTTACTGGTATCCCATCCAGTTCTTGTTTCTTCAGAGCTTCCGTCATTATATTACGAATGTTCTGTGCCTCTTGTTGAACCTGTACTTTCTTTTGTTCGTTCCTAACCTTAGTCTCTTCCTGCATCCGACTTAGTTTCTGTTCTTCAGTCTTTACCAGTGCTTTGTGGTACCTTGTTGCAGTTGTCTCCAGATCGCTATTTAGTTCGAGTTTCTTTAGTTCTTCCTTTATGTCTGAGTCATCCCATCCCTGATTCTTCAGTGATGTCTGGATCACTCTCTTCTGGTTGTCCTCATCTGTTATGTCCATATCCTTGAATGTGGATACTTCCATGTACTTAAAGAGATACTCCCTGGGGTCTACCCCATCTACAAATATGGCATTGAATGCATCCCGAAAGTCTTCGCCATGTCTACCGGCAAAGTTATATACCAGTTCTTCAGCTACTCTTCGTTTCTCATCATTGAACTTCTCGATGAACTCATCAGTAGTTTCAGGTGCTTCCTCTTCATCATCGTACTTATTAAATATTCCTACTTTATATAAGTCCTGTGCGAGTTGGGTTATACCATCCACTTCCTCTGTATCTTCTGCTTCCTGATCTGTTGCCTTAGAGTCCTTTGTAGGTTTCTTACCCTCTTCACCTTCTATGAATGCTTTATGTTCTTCCTCTTCTTTCAACCTTGCTTCTTCAGCTATTCGTTGTGCTTCTGCCTTTTTATCAGCATCTGTTGACCGGTTATCATCTGCTGCTTTATCTGCAGGTGTAGCTGGTTTAATATCTTTAGCCGGAGGTGGGGTCTTAGAGACTGGCTCATCATTCATGTAGGATTCGAACTCCTTAACATCTGTTTCAGTATCTGTTGCGAAGATATCTTCGTCATCAAAGAAATTGTCTGCCATATGTAGTTGTATTGTTCTTGTTGTAAAGTTATTTAACCTTTTTGATTCTACAACTTAGTTAGTTAGATATAGAATGCGGTTTAGGTCATTACGTTATATATCTAACTACTTTGATGTTGCTTTCTTCTTCTGTTCCTTGATCTGCTCCCTTGTTATTTTATTGCGATCTTCTTCAAGGTCTAGCTTCCTATCTTTCCTATTACCATCCTGTTCCTGGTTAGCTTGAGCCATTTCCATTTTCTTCTTTTCCATCTGCATACGTATCTGCTCTATATCCCGTTTGTATATGGATTCTTGTTGCTTTTGTTGATTAGCCAATATGTCCAGCATATCAGGCTGATCAGTACTCTGAGAGTCTTTTGCTATTTGTATACGCTCTTTCATCTGAGCCACAGTTATTTCTGTATTAGCCTGTGTGTCTATTTTGTATACCTGTATTTGTATATCATCCTGATGGTGTTGTTCCTCCTGTGCCAGTTCTTTTTCTTTCTGCTGTTGTTCAGCTTGTTGAGCTTGTTGCTGCATCTGCTGATTTTGTTGAGCCATCTGATCCTGTTTCTCTTTGAGTTTCTTTAGCATGTCCATTTTCTTTCGTACAGATGTAGTCTCTAACATCTGTGCCACTTCATAGAATGATACTCCATTTTGTAATGCAGCCTGTGTTAGTTCTTCTACTTTGTTGTAGAACCTTTGATCCTCAGCTCTGTTACTCATAAACAACTTGATGTCTCGATTCTTCAATGCACTAGCTGTCTGTATCTTACAGAATACATTACCTCCAGAACTGTCTATGAAACTGAGGGTGCTCTCTGGTTTCCTACATTCTATGTACTGTGCTATATCCAGTATGCACTGTAGCTCCATATTCTCCAAGTACTCCTGTTGTACAAAGTATGGCTCAGTCTGGGCATAACTCTGTGATACTGCAGTGTTAGTACCTGTAGCTGTTTCTGATGCCTGTATACTACCTAGTCTCTGCTTTGTTAACCCTATAAGCTCCCAACATTCTGCCTTGATCCATGCCATCAGTTCCATGCGCATTCTCATCTGATCTGAGAGTGTCATATCCACTACAGTCCAGTTGTTGAATGATGATGGCTTCTTCAGGTTATCAGGACTATCATCTACCCATATAACACCTTCTTCAATGAACTGATCCATCCACATCTGTTGAGAGTCTGCATAGTCTCCACCTTTCTGTAATGGTACATGCCTACGAGATGCTAGGAACCCTTTACCTTTCTCCTTCTCTAGTAATCTGTAGAGTTGGTTAGCACACACATTATACAGTGTCTGCAGTGGTTTCATAAGGTCTACTAACGATACTGATATAGTGTTCTCTATCTCATGTATAACACCTACTATAGGACAGTAGTCTATAATCTCCAGAGGGTTAACATAGTAGATGTCATCCCCTATCTTTAAACCCTTATACCATTGATTTTCCCATTTCCATTCTATTGACAGTTCTTGGGGATGCATACCGTCTTTATAATTATCATCTACCATGACAGACTGCTCTGTACCGTCTTTATCAATATAGGTTAACAGCCCCACTTTCCTTTTGCTTTTCCAGTATGATGTAGTTACTACAAACCTATTACCAAATGTACCTACAGATGGTGCAGCATTACCGAGTAAGCCGTTGATATCCTGCCGATTTTCATTACCCATTTCAGCCTCCATACGGTTCCTTTCATTGAGCACTAACTGATCATAGGGATTGTATTTTATACTCTCTATACCCGTATCATTAGTATACAGGTTACTGAGTCTGGAGTATGGGAAGAAGGCCATCATAGCATACTTCCTGAGATGCTCTATCTCATCTTCTGTAAGATCATACTTATCTATAATCTCTGATAGCTCCATGATCTCTATAATACCTGCAGCATATGCATCTTTGATGTACTTCTTATCCGGTGTAGTAAGCCACCATACATTCTTTGGATTTACTTTTTCTGCCTTGAACCCTGTCTTGTCTTTGGTCTCATAGTTGTGAAAGAACTCCCGATTACAGATAAGTAGGTCACGGAACCCATTCTCAAACATCTCTTTGGTATTAAACTCTACCTTCAGAGCATGTATCATGTTAGCTGCCCATAACTCACCTTGTGATGAATAGGTACTCATGTACTCTTTCATCTTCTCTTGGGTCATCTGTTCTACCTGCTGTTGCATCTGTTCTGGAGGTATCTGTTGTCCCTTTTCCTTCAGATCAGCCATTACCTGCTGGTTCACTTCCTGGAATACATACTGCAGGTACAGTTTAGTATAAAATGACTGTTCCTCCCCTTGTGATTCAGCATCTACGGCTTTGGGTCTGGATACATCAGGTCTTTTACTTTTCTCTCCTACCATAGAGTTGATAGGAGGATTGAGTATAGGATAGTGTTGTACATAAGAGGGGAGTTCAACGTCTTTCATTAGTTCATCCATGAATGACATTATAGGACCTTCAGCATAGAAGTCTGCTGGAGTCAATCGCCCTTTTATCAATTCATAGTTGCGAACTATCTTACTTACCTGGTTATTGTATTGTGAGAGAGCTACAGTGTAGAAGTAGTCCATATTCACCTTCATCCACCCTTCTGACTTCTTAGTGTTCTTACTCACATGTTGTCTAGGCATCGGTAATACATTTCCCTCCTGGTCTACTACATTACCTGTCTTATTAACAGGGAACCCTTCTTCAATAAATTGATCGGGGTATACGTTGAGCATTACTTCATAAGGGGCATTGTAATCGACAATATCACGTATTATTGGCATGTTAATATCTTTTAGTTACTTTAACAATCTGTGTATAGATAATTTACCTGGAGTATAGTGACCGACTTCCCTCAACATACTATTGCTCCTTCTTTTATTTCTATCAGGTACTTTGAACCTAGGGTCTTCCTCTTCTACAATCACTTGTATCTGTGCGGCATCCATCTTCCTTGCACATGTTATTGCCAGAGAGTAGGCTATTATTCTATCGAAGTTACCATCTTTATTCCACTTGATAACTTCCTCTAGTAACATCGGGTCATATATCTTGGATACCCCTAGTATATTTCTCTTTTCCTCTCCTGCAGCATTAACAGCAACTGCGAAGAACTCCTCCATGTATTGTTTCAGGTTACCGAATGCCATCTCACGTATCTTCAGATTGGCCATACTCATACCCTTTGGTCTCAGCAATGTACTGGATGTAGGAGCTACTTCACGTAACCAGTCTGGAGTATCCATCATCCTGTGACTATCCCCCTTGGCTATCATGTACTCTATGAATCCGTATTCATCATTTTCACAGAGACATTGAGCATTGTAGTATCGTATTAGTTTCCTTGCAGTTTCATTCCATTGTGTCTTGGTATCTGGTCTGGCTGTATACCATGCTACCGGCATATCCTGGAAGCTATCAGCTAATACATCATACATCCTTTTGAATATAACTACAGAACCATTGGAGTCTGAATTCTCTGTAGGTTTCTCATGTCTGAACGGGTCAGCTCCTGATACATATAATCCATATGGAGGATCTGGTATAGGGTGTTCTATAATGACTACCGGTGCGTCTCTACTCTCATTCGGTTTACCTGGGAATGTTGATATAGGTAGCTTGGTGGATGTCTTGCTAATTACTTTATCACCCTCATACTCCAAGTCAACATACATACCAATACGTAACCCAGGGAACTGTACCTCTAGTCTATCTTTTTGTTGTCTGGCTATTTCTGTATTGAAGAAGTTATCAGCAGATGATAGGAAACATTCCTGTGGAGTTAATGGGAAATACATGATCTCCTTCAGATACTCTGTCTGATCGGGGTCTAATGCCTTCAGTGCTCTATCTGCTTTTATCTTGTCGAGAGCCTTCAACTTATCAGCTACCTGCATAGGAACCTTGCGTAGTTCCGGGTACTCTCCTTCAGGTATCTTACCTTCTGCTATTAGGTAGTCTGCAAGGTTGCTATCCACCTTACAGTCGTACCTGTATATACCTGATATGAATAGACAGGTTCTCTTTCCGGTATCTTGATCTGTAAATGCTAGGAAGTTATTACCATCAGGGTTATAGAAGAACCTTTCAGCATCTGCTCCTTTCTCAAATGCTCCACCGGTACCTACTATTATCGGAATAGCCCTCCATCCGAACTCTGACATGAATGCCGGTTTAGCAGCAGCAAATGCTTGACCGAATGGAAACTTACCGCACTCATCAATTATGAACGACTTGGCTGTTACACCTGCAGGTCCCTCTGTGTTCTGTCCACCGGCTACATTCCTTATTACCAGGAATGACCATACTTCATCATCGTTATCCTTTGCTTTGTACCCTAATCGTACCATGGACTTTCTCCAGTCCTTGTCTAACCTAGGTATCTTGATAATATCATGAAGTTCCCTAATACCGAAGTCGATCTTTTCCTTGATCAAAGTAAGGTCATCATCATTACCACCTACTATAACATTCTGAGAGTTCTTGAACATTGTTCCATTGTAACCAATAGTAGATGCTTCAAACTCACTCTTTCCTCCCTGTCTTCCACCTATCTCCATGTACCCCTTCTTCTGACGTTTACACTCCTCGAATGCATCAGCTCTCACCCATTCGTTATCCCGGAGATGAGGCAACTGTTCCTGACGTACTATATTCTTATACTCATCTACATAGTTGGTACGTATTTTCCAGTGGTTCAGATGCCAGTATAACCAACCGGATATATATACCCCATCAACAGTTATACCTCCCAGGCACCGGTTACGTTCTCTATCTCGTAGAGTCTTACGTTCTGGTGTTCCTTTGGGAGGTATTTGATCAGGTGTTATGTTCCTGAACCAGTCCTTGTATTTTACTTCTTCTATCATTAGTCTGACATTGCTTCAGGTATTTCCATTCCTCCTTTCACTGACTTCTTCTTGATCTCGTCTGCAGCTCTTAGTCTTTCAACTACTTCAGCCATTGCCAGGTACTCCTTTAGTGTGTCCCGGTGTGCTTTCTGAATAGCCTCTTTAGTCTGCACTGTTGTCATAAATGAACCACCAGTCTTCTTATTCATCTGCATCTCTTTACGATCTACTATAGTCTCGTATGGATTACTAATTAGCCAGTTCTTCCAAGATGCCAGTTGCTGTTCTGCAAACTCCAACTCTGCTGTAATGTATATGTTTTTCTTTGCTACTGCCATATTACTCTGCTTGGTTGTTCATTAATTTTCTTTTATACTCATCCATATCCTTCTTCAGTTCCGGTGTGAGTTCTACCTCTCCAGATATCTTATTATCTGCTATTGCTACCCATTGAGGTTTCTCATATGGGAAATGGCTGTCCTTTCCACCCAATGGGCAGGATGCAGATAATGCTCTGGTCTTTAGGTACATGTTACAACCACAGTCCGTACAGAATTTGTCTTTTCTTGTTACCTTCAGATTGGTTACATTGGGAGAGTAGTGTGAGCATATATTACAATGTGCTATTCTCTCTGCAGCTATTTTCTCTACCTCTTCCTTAACCCATATAGAGTTGCCTATTCCTTCTATTAACCCTTTGATATCTAATATCATATGTAGTTACATTTTACTGTTATAGAATGCTATTCTAGCATCTTCCTGTTTCATACTCCGTTCTAATGCTGCTCTCTTTTGACTGCTCATTGTATCTCTACTGTTATTCCATATGTACTCTAACAGTTTCTTACGATCTATTGCTGCTGCCAATAACTTGAATACTGCAGTCTTTACTACCTTGAATACACAGAACTTGGTAACCTCTATAGTGCATTTACTTTCCAGTCCATCATACACTACTTTCCATTGGTGACTATGTATCTTATCTACTATATCAATGTGCACCCCATTCTTTTTGGATACCGCTTTAACTGCAGCATCGCCTATCTTATCTACAGGTATACATACTAGTTGGTTGTGGTCGTAATTGGGTCTATAAGACATTTGAATGAGAATATGAATGTGTCTGAATTGTTGAAGTCTGGGACCTTAGCCTTTGGATTGATACGTACCTTACCTTCTACCTTAGTGAGCATACCTTTCTTCTTCAACTTACCTATAGTGTTATCCATACTAGCCATAGAACCACCATATCTGGTTAGGTAATCCTTCTTACTCCTTTCTGATGCCACTCCTCCATATATAGATATGTGTGCTAGTAGATTGAGTTCGCCATTGGTCAGAGGTATCTTAGGATGAAAGGCTGCAAGTAGTGCGTAGTATGCCTTTGCTATATCTCTCCTATCTGTATAAGTTCTCTTATACGGACTGATGGATGCTTCTCCAGTATGTAGTTCCTTATCCATGATATTGTAACAAAGGTATACAACTTAGTTAGATTACACAACCTTATATTGACAATTTCCTAACCAAATTAGTTAGGCTAATCGGGTTGGTTAGCTGTGTATGTTCTAGTCATGTTATCCATATCATCCACATATTGATCTGAATAACTCTCCCCTTCCTGTAATTGAGGGTACACTTCAGTTAGTGTTATTATACCTACCATTTGTAATTCCTCTTCAGTAGCTAATCTAGCCCAATTAGATGGGTAACTAAAATCATTCCATCTAAATTGATTATTAGTGACATCTGTGTAGTCCGGTAATAGATATATCATATAAAATTATTTAAAGGTTGCAATACTAGTACCTGCCGCCCCATTTATAGTCCAACTCCAGGTAGGGTTACTAGCTGCGGCACCACTTTGTATTAAATATGCCATAGCTACGAATATATGATTACCAGCTAAGTTGGTTACATTATCTGTAATAGTAAATCCAGAGTTAATAGATAAACCAACAGATACACTACTAAGAGACAGGCCACATACAAGAACTTCCCTACCTACAGAAGGTGTTACACTACCGGTAGCTATTGATCCTGCACCTGCACTATTAGCTCCATTTTGCTTATCCAGTGGACTGCTAATGGCTCCTCCGAATGCGGCTACACACATAGAAGGGTAATTACCTGTTCTAACATATGTGAATGTATGACCGGTACCAACAGTGGGATTACTACAATAATAGAGACTATTAGAAACCGTAGTTGTAGATGAGTCTTTTCTAATTAGTGTCCATGTATTACTTTTGTTATCTGTTAAAGTACCAGATGTACCGCTAAGATTTCCCGCATTAACAACTATAAGCGTTGCCCCTGTAGTATCTATCGCAGCTGTGGTTACTGTACTACCACCAACAGCACCCTGTCCTGTATGTGCAAGCAACGTTATGGTAGGATTACCACCACTACCGTTTAACAAAGGTGTATATCCTAATACCGACATTATGCTATAGCTAATAGTGAACTGATGAGTATTGATATAGATGCTCCAGTTAGATTACCTGATATACCAGAGGTGGTAACGAATGTTGCTGTTCCCAGATTAGCCAGTGTTGTTGATATCTTGAATGAGTTAGCGTCTACTACAGTAACCCAATATGTTGTATTCAGAGCCGGTGTAGTTGTAGTACCTGCAGAGAACTGTATACGATCTCCAGTATCCATACCATGTGCTGTCCAGGTGAATACTCCCGGTGTTGCATTGGTACCTGTTATAGTAGAAGATGTCAGATAGATATTAATTATATACGGTAACTCATCCTTCGCTCCCTTAGTGGTAGTGAGTGTTGGTACAGTTCCTCCTGCGAATTCATAGCACCAACTATATGCCAATGTACGTGATCCTGTTATATCCTGCTTCACCAGGAACACTCCAGACTGTCCAGCCACCAGGTTAGTAGGTACTCCGAGTGTTCTGTTACCTCCAAGTATCACCTTGAAATTATTGGATAGTGAAGCGTCTACAGCAATAGTACTGGCATCTGTGAGTGCATAGAATGATCCCTTCTGTGCCTTGGTCCATGTGTTGGAGTTAGCCAGGTTAATAGAAAGCGTACCCGTAGTGGTTATAGTACCGCCACTCAATGTACTATCAGTCGCTACAGATGTTACAGTACCTCCAGATCCTGCAGCAGTTAATGTAGTACCAGTAAGTGTAAGTCCTGTACCTATAGTAATCTCCTGTACGGGTGTGGTAGTAGATGATGACCCTAGTAACTTTGACGTGGTTGATACCGCTTGCATCTTGGCATAGGTAACCGCATTGTTAGCTATAGCAGCTGCTACTGATCCTGGACCTGATGCTGTTACATCACCTGTAAGAGCAGTAATATAGTTACCAGATGCTTGTTTGCTATTAAAAGTAGTCCAATCACTTGATGATAATGCACCTCTATTAGTGGCAGATGCAGTTGGTAAGTCAAAAGTATGTGTAGTGCCAGTAGAAGATATTGCAAAATCTGTACCTGCTGTACCGGTAACCATTGTTTGTACTGCACCTGTAAGACTATTGATTGCAGTAATACCGGTGCCAGCCATGATACCTGACTGTTGAGTAACGGTTAATATAATTGATGGTACTGATGGAGCAGGAGATACTGCCGAATAAGCAGGTATAGTTACATCTGTATGGTTAGTTGTACTCCACATTAATTGATAATACTCTCCAGCAACTACACTTAAAACAAAGTTCCAAGAAGCTACTGTATGATAAGGATCTGCAGGACCTTTTCTTTGAGCCAAACCAACTAAAGTACCTGTTGCAGGTAAATCAACTCCATTCTTACGTAACCATATCGTTACATCTTCAGTTGCTGTAGATAAATTTTGTAACTGAGCAGAAAATTGTATATTATAAATACCTGTATTTGCAAATGTTATTCTTGTGAGATTAGTTCCATCGGTAACAACTGTAACTCCATTAGAAAGATCTACAGTTCTGTAAATCATTGCATAAGCTGTATTATTAACAGCAGCAGTTTGTGTAACATTATCTTGCCATGCACCGTAATAACCTAATGGCGTAGCAGCAGTGTTACTTCCCCATTTTAAACCTATTGTAGTTGTACTGTCAGCTATAAGAATTTGCGTATCAAGTCCTACAGATAATCTTGTGTTTGTTGTACTGTATGTATATAAATCCCCTTTAGTTGTAAGAGGGGATGTGCCTGAAGCACTAAGTGTACCACTAGAAAGAGTAAGACCGGTACCTACAGTTATTTCTTCCATTATACCAGTACCTGCAGTACTTCTACCTACTAGTTTATTAGTAGCCATAGAAGTAGTGATAGTACCTGTAGTAGTAATAGTACCACCTGATATAAGTCCTGCAGTAGCTACAGATGTTACTGTACCTGTATATGCATCTGCACTGGAAATAGTAAAATTTGGATAAGTGCCGGTTATTGTGGTAGTCCCTCCTTGTGTTAATGATACTACCTGATCTGGTGCGGTGTTAGTTATAGTAATGGTACCTGAAGTGGTAATAGGATTAGTACCAGATAAAGATATACCAGTGCCATTGGCTAAAGTTACTGAAGTTACTGTACCAGTACCTGTTGATATTGCAATATTACCCGCACTATCTGCTGTAGTACCATTAACAGAGATTGGTATAGTATAATTAGTGGAAGCAGTTGCATTTGGAAATTCTAATGCAACACCCGTATGTGTTACGTTAGTATTGTATAGATAACTTTCAACTACACCATTGTTTAATCCTAAATATCCAGAAGAATCTAAGTAAGCATATGTTCCCGTAGCAGCATTTTCTGTACCTACTGCAGAGTTTAGTACTTGACTAAATAACCCTGATAAAGAACCTACAGTAATTGTATTGGTTGTAATAGCCCCTATATCAGTTACTTGTTGGAGATTTTGGGAACCGCCTCCTGAACCATTAGCTGCTAATGTTATTCTCCCATATGCATCTACAGTGAGGTTGGTGTTGGTATATACACCGGGAGTTAGTGTGCCTATAACTGGCAATGATACTACCACATTGCCGGTAGTGGGAGCTACTGTAACTGTACCATCCGCATTACTGACAGAGTGCACAGTACCTACAGGTATCTCAGATGGTAATGAATACTGTCGTACACCGCTGCTGTTAGTAGTTAATATGCTATTAGGTAAGGGAGTCGCACTGGGCATAGTGCAAAGTTATGGAATCTTATAATACTGTGTGTTATCAGCTGTAGGTGTTAATATACCATTGCCCATATCCCTGGATACCCTGCTATGTGCTATGAAGTTGTTCTGGTTATCCTGCCCGCTGCCTGACATCTTATATATGTTGTAGTCTCCTTCAGGTGAGCCATTGTCCCCCCAGTTATAGATGAGTGTACCTATGCCGGTAGGATCAATGAATAACCGGTTACTCTCCAACAATGGGTTCAACCAGTGTTGATGATAACTAACTGATACCGGTGCATAACCCTGTTGTAACAGATAGTCAGCATCTACGAATATAGAAGGTTCCAGAGTATTCTCAGCAGGAATTACTACCAAGTTACCATGACCATCCCGATATCTGTAGTAGCTCTTCTGTGGCTTGTATGCTACTGCAAGATGTTGTGATAATCCTCTGATGTATCCATTGTACCCCTCTGTGAGGTGAGTAGGTAGGAAGATATCATCATCGTCACTATGGCAGACTACAGTACAGTCTGGATACAACTTCATAGCCAACTTGATAGCGTGGTTGTACTTCTCACCTACTGACTGGAAGTTCATGAGACTGCAGTTGTCTATATACACCCTCTGGTTAGGACGTAACTCTACATCAGCTAACTTCAGAGGCTTCCCTGAGTTGCATATGAACATCACGGACTCTTCCTTCGTGTCCTGATCCAGGTAACAACGTAGGTTCCTCTGTAGGCATTTGAAACGACCATGGGTACATGTAAGCCATAACAACATATTAGTTATTTTTTATTAATTTAAGGTAGGATAACAGTCTGTGCAATCTGTTCATTTTCGGTACATATGGAGGGATTATAGATTCTACTGTATCTGACAATAGCTCATCATCCTCTTCCGGGAATGTACTCCACAACTGCTCATCTTCCATTTCTTCATAAGGGGTACGCGATTCCTCTCGTATTGACCAACCTTTCGTCTGTAGTTCTTTTTTCTTATCTTCTGTGAGGAGATTATATTCAGTACCATTAGCTTCTGTGAACTCCTTTGAATTACTATGAACATAGCTTCCCCAACTTAATGGACATAGTGTTATGAAGTTATTGACCCAATCTACTATATTGACACTATCTATATCACAAGACTTTGAGAATACAACAGATTGCCCATTGGCATTATGGTATCTTTTTGATAATCTGATAGTATCTTCTATTACTGAAATCTTTATAGTTTTCACATCTTTGACTATAGATACAGCTATCAATTCATCTACAGTCTTTCTATTGAGTTCTGTTTTTTCTACTCTTTCTTGTTTTCTTTTATCTTCAGCTTCTTTAGTAATATCTACATATGCTATGTGTATAGTATCTCCTACCTCAGTTATCCGTATAGATGTACTATATACCCCTTTATTGGTATCCGTAATAGACGGCAGCACTATTTGTAAGTTAGTATTCATAGTAGTCGTTTCTTATTAGGTCGTAGATATAGTTCCTTCACCTGTGTACTGGGTATTCCATATACCTTCAGCAGGTCAACATGTATACAGTCACGCACCTTGGAGAGTCTACTGCTCTTTCCCTTGTAGTGCATGTGTACCTGTCTGCCATCATGTAGATTGGCTATGAACTCAAATGTATGTGTCATCTGTGTAGTTTGTAGAACAGTTTATATGGCTTAGTATACTGCCAGTTAGATTGTGTGCAGATACCTATAACTAATCCAAATATAGAGAATCTAATGAACTGATCTCCTTTTCCGATATGACGTAACCGTACCTTGAAGGAGGGCATCCATTCTACTCCACCATCAATATTATTAGCATTGAGTCCGTATATTATCTGAAATCGTGTCATATTAGATGTCCTTAGCTACTATTGCCTTCTCCTTGTATATCGTATACTCTACACCATCTACCATCATCTTAGCATCGAATGTATTAGGGAAGCACCATACAGTGTCGCCCTCATTATAGAGGTTGCCTATCATAGCCGATGATGTTGTAGATAGTTGACCTACACTCATTACCAGGCCCTGTACCAGCTTCTGTGGTTCCTGTGCCTTGAGTTGATCCAGTGACTTCTTCACACTATCCGGTAGCAGTATATCCGATCCCTTCTTCTTGTATACTGCTGTACCATCAGCGAGTTGCTCTATGTCATCCTCACCCATCTCATGGATCAGCAGTACCATAACTCTGTCTCCCATTACCTGTACCGGGAACTTCTTCTTAGGCTCTTCCTTCTTCATATATTGTTAGTTGATTTATCTGTACACTTTATTGTTATGAGTTGGGTATATTGCGAACTTGTTAGAATGCTTTACATGAATAGTACCTTGTGATGTAACTAGCCTATCGAATGGTACTATTTCATCACTGATTATGAATTTATCATCAGCTACTATAGTGAGCCCTGAGTCTTTATATTCAGCCATTATAGCTCTACGAAGTCTCTCCATACTGGCCTCCGGAACTTCTATAGTTATATCTTCTCTTTCCTTTTCTGTAAGACAAAGATCATCAATGAGGTTTCTAATAAATTGCATGTCCATATTGTTAGTTGTTTAGTCCATTGTGTGCTCTATCTCCAACTTCTTCTTTTCTTCTGCTATTTCAGCTCTTCTATCTATATTATGAAACATACCATGAAGGTCTTCCCATAATAGATATTCCTCTTCAGAAAGTTCCTTCCAATTGAATAATTCTTCATAGTACGTTGGGTTCTCATCAGCTTCTTTTCTCTTTACAGTATAGGTAATAAATGGATGCTCACGTTGTACTATTTGCACCCAGAATATAGCCCTAGTCTCTTTATGTCTGTGTAGCACTTGCACCCAGTAGTACTTCATATGTAGTTGTATTATGAGTGCAAGGTACACACAGTTTGGTTAGGTTGTATGTCCTACACCTATATTAATGTTATTGTAATAGCTTGTATAACCTAACTATATTGGTTAGCTTTGCAATATGGTTGCAATAGTCATTATAATAGTAGCAGGGTTCGTGATATGGGTATCGAGTAACAGTACTCATGATCACCATGTATATACCCCACCGGTTGCTAAGAAGCCACTATCAGTAGATGAATGGAATAAGTCCGTGATAAAGGCGGGTATGGGTCATCTGGTGTACAGAGGTCCTGGTGCTGCTGATATACCATTGAACCCTACACCTCAGTTAATTCCTGTAATCCCTTCTACTGATCCCGACAAAGGAGTATGGTATACTAATGGTATGAAGGGAACAGTGCCTGCAGTATGTATAGCTCAATATGATCTACAGACAGGTAATATGATGACAAAGAAAGAAGCACTGGAATGGTATATAGACCCATTGATAGCTGGTAACCCGATATCATCTGCAGAGCAGTTAGTGTCAGATGCTCTCAATGAATTCCCGGTAGAATGGTTTCGTGAGGTATCCTTCATGGGTATGCCACTACCATCAGGTAAGCATGGTCGAGTTGACTTCTATATACCATCACTGTCATTGGTAATAGAGTATGATGGGGAAGGGTGGCATAATACTGCAGAGCAATTAACCAGAGATAGAATGAAAGACACCTTCTGCAGTCAATGGGGTCTCACTATGATCAGACTGAATCGGAAGCACTACTATCATATGCCCTACACTATATCAGGTATACTGAGTAAGTACGGTATCAGGCGCAGGTAATAGTACCACATCATTAGTATCTGTGTATATTAGTACCGGTATGGGTGTTGGGGAGTTCATTAGTTGTTGACGTGTGGAGTGTTCAGTGGAGTAGCTACGAATATGTGCTCTGTTACAGTAGCATCCTCATGTCCATAGAACGGGTGTCCCCCAACATACTCATCAGCAAGTTCCTGTGTATCAAACTGCCGAGCACAGTGAGGGTCAAGTGTCCAGCCGATACCATCCCACCAAGCATGGGTATCTGTATGTTCGATCATATACGCAATCCTATCCATAGCACAAAGGTAATACAATATTCCAGATACACAAACACCCCCTGCAGTAAGATACATATAGGTGTTAAACAACCTACAGGTACTTCCATATAACTATCCCCCTGGTATAGAGACTGCATAAGAAACCCCGGGTACCTATTTATATATTGAATTGCATTATACTCTATCCTATTTTATACTGGGTACTTATACGTGTGTTATATGGGTAACCTGTATATCGGAAATCTTATACGTGTGTTAGTAAGGTAACCAGTCTAGTTAAACCACCCCGCCTTCACATTTGATATGCCTATACCCCGCCAGTGGTAATAGGAATTCTTAATCTCAAAAAAATATATAACATGGCACAAGTAACAATTAATGCGCAGGTAATGACAGTAAGGGCTCACAGCTTCGGTGACTCATGCGATTGGTCACTGAACAACTACGCCATCATGGGTAGTAATGGTATGACAGAGCAGCAGATATGTGCTCACTTGGAAACACATGGCTACCTGATTACTAAGTCAGGTAAGGCGGTGTTCCTTAATGACCCGAATTGGAAACCTATCAATGCACCTACAGCTGAAGATGCAAATGCAGTAGCCGTTGCAGCTAAACCTAAGACAGCTGTAACAATACGGCCAATTGCAAGGTTGACTGCTGCTGAAATGGAAGCAGCTGCATAACCTGCACAGGGGGACAGAACATCGTCCCCCTTTTTCCATCTCTTCTCAGCCATTAGAGTAGCATCTTATATACAGTCAGTTGTAGTTCTAGTCCAGATGTGAGCAATCACTAAACAGGTGAAGTCCGAACTACAGTTGGCTGTATTCTTTAATGCATCATAACCTGTTATCCGTTAACAACTATTCATCACATCATAATATCAATCATATGCAGCAGTTCATGTCATGCTCCTGGGATGGAATGTCCCTTATAGCAGAGTTAAAGGAAGGAGAGTATAAGTGCATCAGCAAGTACTCATCAGGCAACCTGACCCAGATCACTAACAATGGTCAACCTCTTCAATGTCTTCGTAGGGTAGCCTACCATGACACCATCGAGGAGGCTCAGAACCCAGGTAAGAGGGATCGTATGATAAGAAATGGTCAGATGGAGGACCGTTCCATAATATCAGGCAGACCTATGATATATGACTATTGACCATCATCTACAGTACATTAATAACCAGTGGGTTACAGTTGTAGCTCATTGGTTATCTATTACTGTTCATGTGCAGTTATACATAGTGGTTATTCACCTATCTTCAATGGATAAGGTTTTTCTCCTAGGGTGGAGACAACTTTTTACGTCTGAGAGTATTTTATGCTACCATCTATTAACAATAGTTGGTATGTATAACTGATTTTGAGTGGTGTATTGAGGGTTAAGGGTAGAATACTATGTCAGTATCGCTGGATATTCCAACATTATTGACCACATATACCAACATATCTGGAAAACCTCGGCCCATCAATATAAGGTCATTGCTGGTTACTGCGTATGTATAGGGTTATAGTAGTAGTGGTATTGGGAGTAGTGTAGGTGTGAGGAGTTAATGGTTAGTTGTTACTGTCTACAATGGATTATGTGCTGGTTCGATTCCAGTAGTAGGGTATAGTATTGTTGTTTAATTCATTTATATAGTGTGGGCCTACTACAGTGGCTGTTATGTTATGTCATTTAACGAACTTGGTAAAGAAAAAGGAATAGATGAAAGAAAGTTTGAAATACTTACAGACTTATTAGCATCTTTACCTGATGGTTTATTCACAAGCTGTGATGAGCTTGCAGATTATCTTAGGTTTGCTGCAGATGGTATAGAATCTAAAGATAGATATGCAATGTCAGCTTAATAACATAGTGGTAGGCTTTCGGGCAACCTTAATAGACAGTATCTCTAGCTTGTTATTTTATTTCCAGTTGGTAGACCTGTAAAACTGGTATTTTTTATCTCTTTCTAAAGTAAGGCTACTGTACAGCCATTTCATATATGCAAAAGTATTTACTAATTGATGATAACGGTCAAGGTGTTTGTGTTCTTGATGAAGTAATTGCTTCTTCTGAAGAATCTGCAATAGCTCACTTTGATAATAATGGTTGGATGGTAGGTGAAGTAATGACTGAAGTTGACTTTATAACTACCGGTAAGAATGAAGCTGATCTTAATGGTCTTGAAAGTCAAACTTTTGAGTAAATTATTATATCTATAGTAGAGAATAGTAATCAGCTCGCTACTGACTATAGGTGCTATGTATGGTTAGCTCTAATGCGCCAACAGTTATTATGACAAATTCACAGAAGATTGTTGAGATACAGCAGGAAATAGCTGTTATCAAGAGTAAGATGCATGAGTATTATCCTGGTGGTTTATCTTCAGAAGACCATGAAGATGTATCTGATCGGTATCAGGAGATGCTGGAATACAATGAGTATTGTGATGAGCAGAGGGAGATTATCTCGGCTCTACAGGAAGATATAGTGGCTCTACAGTCATTACATCCTTCACATACTTATAATGATCCGGCTATAGAGGAGATAGAGTGGCCTGTTGTTGATGGTCTCAGGTATGTCTCTGAAGAAGTTGGCTATGTAGACCAGGATGAAGAGTATAGGTAGAAGGTAGTAGTATAGGTAGGTGATGTGGGTGGGGAAGAACTCGGAGGTCAATAATCAAATCTGTGACGATCAGGTGCTCCCTGTGACTGTTGATCCATTACCACATCATCTACCTGTAGTTACTACTCTCTCTCTTCAGGGTAGTTTATAAGTGTTTAAGTTCACAAAGTTTTAAAAGCCAGTTATCTGGAGATGTATGAAAAAGTTAGTAGTTCTGTTGATGATAGTATACTTACTGCCAGGTTGTTGTAGATATGACTGTGAGGTAGTTAGATGCGTTGTGCAGAAAAAGTATATAGACTCAGGCCCAAAGAGATCTGATGAGTATATAATAGTATGTGATACTTCCAAACAGATAAGTATTACATATCAACTATATAACTATCTGAGAGTAGGAGATACAGTATATAGAGATAGTAACTGTCATCTAACTCATTAAGTTCACTTAGGTTACCTTTCAGCCTTGTCTCTACAGGAAGTAAGTTTGGTCTACAGCAGGGTAATTCCTCGTCTGTAGATATATGTTAATCCTCGATAATGGATGTGTACTTCAGGTATGCTCCATCAGTGAGTTGATAGAGGCTGTCACAGAGTATCGTGATAACCAGTAGCAGCTCTTCTGTAAATCGTTAGTACCTTACACCTCTATACAACAGTTGGTTGTGTATGTGTTTTATCTGCAGATTTATTCATTCATATAAGGTGTGTGCCTACCATAAGTGGCTGTTATAGTATGCAAATATTCAGTAATACAACATACAAGGTTCAACTGCCAGGTACACAGATGGGTAAATATACTCTCGATGACAAGTATCTGGCACTGGATAATGAGGAGGGACCATTGATGGTAGTGTTAGCCAGTCATTTCGGTGTTGGTGAGTCTATATCACCTGATGAGCTAGTGATGATACATGATCATAGTGATGATCCTATATCTGGGCCATGGAAACTCTACAGTAGTAAACAACTGGATAGCAACGAGTTAGTGGATATACTACAGGAATGTATTGGTATGACCATAGAATGCAGCCGTAGAGTAGGTATACTGGGCATTACAGTAGCATATGAGCCGCATGAACTAGACAAGGTATATGTGATGGACATGAGCACAGGATATGACCGGTGGGAGACATATGCTGATGTAGAGAAAGAACCAGGTACATGGGCTATAGAACAAGTAATCAGGTAGTAGAGTTAGTTATCTGTAGTACCTGTAGTGTCAGCAGTGGTGAGTATGGAGAATTGTACCGCTATAGTAGTACTCCATATGTGTGGCCGGTAAGGATGCTATAGTCCTTGCCACACATCTGCTGTTGATACTACAGGTACTGTAGTGTAATGTTGTTAGTAATCATTAAGTTCACATTGTAAATCAAACAGTTATGATAGATAATAGCTATTTCAACAGAAGTGAAAAGTATGAAACAGTCTGCATGTTAGAAAATGGGGAAAAGCGTCTATATGATGCGTGTGTAGGTGAAGTATGGTGGAAAGAAAAGCATCCTACAGAAGATATAAAGACTGCATATACAGCAGAACTGTTCGAATATCTGGGGCGTGGTGTGTTATACAGTGCCAATGGTATAGTACAATCAAATATAACCATGGATAACCCAAGGAATATAGACCACTTCTGGGTAAGGAAATAGGACAGTCAGCAGTATCTAAGTAGCTCGACAGCATTAAAATGCTCTGTTGGGCAACTCTATAGGGTTTACGTTGATCCTGAAGTAAGTGTGTAATGTAGATAGGTGGTGTGGAACAGGTCATTATGAAGTACCTGGAGTCAAACCGGAGCAGAAGTCCTCTCAGTGTGAAATGATATATCACTGACAAGGTAAGGTTGTGGGTAATATTGCAATAACGTAATATCCATGGTTCCATTCACATCATCTATCTGCAGTATACACATACTACTGATGATACACATACTGTAGATACATTGTGTGCCCTCTCTATACCCTTTACTGTAGATAGTATGGTTACTGCAGGTTAGTATACTGGCTGTAGATAGGTAGCTAATAAGGTAAGAAGGAAAACGCTGTAACTCATTGATAATCAATGTGCATTGTTACTGTATCTGTAACAGAGTGTTACTGTTATAGAAACAAATATACGTGCAGATACTTGTTACTGTTATGGAAACAATGTACCTTCGTGTGGTAACAAATGCTACAGATATGGAAACAAATACAACCAAATCAGGACCAAAGATATCAGAATATGATGCAAGTAGTGAGTCACCATATACTGTACAACTACAGAGTAAGTATGTACAGCCAAATAGTGAACACAGTGCAGTAGAGATAGATGGTGTTCTACATGGTATATATCCAATAGGAAAGGGTAAGACAATACTCTCGGACAATGCTATATACAGCAAACTGTTCCGGGGTAATACAGAGGTATTGATGGGGCTCTCAGAACCTGCAGCCAAGATGTTCTACTACATATCGGAGTTCATAGGAGCCAACAAAGATGAGGTGTGCATACTACAAGAAGATTACTTACAATTCGCAGGATACAAGGCCAAGAGTAGGCTCACATACTATCGAGGTGTAGAGGGACTACTAAAGGCCAATATCATAGCCAGGAAAACAGGTAGTCAGTCATGCTACTGGATCAATCCCAATGTACTATACAATGGAGATAGAACCAAGTTGAAGAATACAGTAGTACAGCCACCAAAAGATAAACCATTCAATGGATTCTGAAACACTCAAACAACATAGATATGATAGTAAGTAAAATAGAGTTCCCGCAGTTCACAGGTATCAAGTGTACAATGATGCCATTCATACAAGGAGACAGCAAATCTCTACCAGATATATACCAGCCATATGCTGATATCATAGATAATATGTATCTCGAGAATGGTGATATAGGCTATCTGACTATAGATGAATCATATGTACTGGCTAATAGCTCACAAAGAGGTTACAATAGTATAGGTATAGACCGTAATGTACATATAGAAGTAGGTATACATCAGGATATATATGCATGGGGAGGGGGAGGTACCAGTACAGGTTGGGGTAGAAGTAGGAAAACTCTACTGAATAAGAACACCAAAGTATTGATAGCCAATAGTATATCCAATACATGTAGGTTATGGGATAAGCTACACATGAAGCCGACCAATGATGGCGATCTATCTGAGTATATAACAGAATACCCAATACATGAAGGATTACTGATGAAAGCTGGAGAGGTAGCTAATATTAGTATATTCACACCACATGAATGTGTTAATCAACTAATATCAGGTAATAGACAATTCATCAGAATAGTGGGAAACGGTGTAACAGGCAGAGAAGAGTACTTCACAGTCAATCCATTACTACAATAGACAAAGTGTTCAATGGATTCGGCAAAGAGTAGTGTAGTAGTTAGTTGTTATTAGTTATTGTTCACACAGTCAAGGTGAAGCACTATAACACGATCCATCTACAGATGTATTGCTAAAGGTTAGGGTAAATGTAAACCAATTGTTAACAACATCAATCAAAATAATATGAAGAATAGCATAAATGCAGAAGAGCGATTGAAGGTGTATGAAAAGGCACTGAAGATATACGAAAACAGATCATGGCCACAAGGATGGTTAGAAGACGTATATAAAGTCGGCACATACAGTCCGGGGTTATGTCAGTCATTACGGTGTGTATATACAGGACATGAATGTCTATCAGATGCACACACATTCCCTGATGAAACAAGATGGGAGTTCGAGAGTACACCAAGCTACTTCCCAGAGTTCCGAAAACACTTCCCGATGTATAAGAGCCTGGAACATGAAGAAAGGATAGAAGTACTGAAGAAGTGTATAGCTGACCTAAAAGCATAACATTATGGAAAACACTGAACCGGTAAAGAAACTGGAAAAGAAGGACAGGATAGTGAAGGTAATACAAGATGCCAGACAGTTACTGGATATAGAGTTCAATGACCGGTTGTACCAGGTCAACAGTAACCGGTACCACGATCATCCAGGTATGTATAAGACAATGGATAAGGAATAACCAACAGATACAAAGAAGTAAGTACATTGCAAATAAAGTTCACATAATCAAAATCAACCAGAGTATGGAAAACATATCAAAGCAAGTAAGCTACCAGTACAAAGACAGAGAAGGCCACATGTTCAACACAAAGGCTGATAAGGAGGCATATCAGGAACTGCAGATGGAACAAAAGCAACTACAGCAGGAAGAGCAGTATAGGGACAATATGGATAAAACACCATCATGGCTGTTCCCTAGTGAAAATGGTGGGTGGGAATGCTAAAAGACAATCAGATAAGCAGGAACAGTGGTAGTAAACAGCTATGTGACCAAGTGCACCTCGAAATGTCAATGTTCTGGTATCCAATCCAGACTGTTCCTGCACATCTACAAACAAATACTAATGAACATCAGCAAGAAACAGCCCATACAACAGAAGGCAGCTACCGGTAGATCATATAAGTCTCCGGTAGTTGTCGATTGGACTACATATGAGCTCGATGTATCAGCAACTATCCCGTATGGTAAGAATATCGGTAAGACACTGGGATGGCTCATACAACATGATACCAGCTACTATGAGTGGTTAGAGAAGGAACAGTTGTTCGGTTCCTGGGGCCTGGTTAAACAGAAGCAACAACAAGTAAAGACACTACATACAGAAGTAGGTGATAGATGGATAGAGTTGGTTGAATACAACATACCAACAGCATCGGCTCCTAGTTCTTGGTTATATGAATGAGTTCACACAAATAACAAATCAACCAATATGGAAAAGACATACAAGAAGAGGAAAATAGAAGCTCTCCGACAACTCATAGAAACAGATAATATCACAGCTGATGAACTATTCCCTGCTGCTGTACCAGTACCAGTAGAACCTACATGGGTAATCGAGTCATTCACCTGTACAGATGGTAATGCTACGAAATTCAGTAGAGATATAGATGGTGAATATGCATCTACATGGACACAGGAACAGATGTTGGGTAAAAAAGTGGCACATGGTATAGCTAGAACAGTAGCCGATGGTTCACTACAGATATACAGTATCAAAGCTACTCCGGATGCACCGGTTATATCCATATCAGACTGGGTAATAGCAGAGTGTACACATATGGGCAATACACCAATACAGGTAGAAAGGTTCATGGTCAATGATAAGAACAACCTGTTGATAAAGACCAAGCAGTTCCGTACACATGGTGTGGGTATAGAAAACTGTAAGAAAGTGGGTGCTCCTACAGAGAAGAAACTGCTGTTCGTAACAGAGGATGATATAAATGTATACAGAAAGCAACATCCAATACTGTACTGGTTAGAAACGAGTACTGGAGGCACAGGATCTGATGATCCTGATAGTCTGTACAATCCGAATACAATAAACTACAAATACTGGGCATCTACAAAAAAGAGACAACAGTATATAAGTAGCAGTAAGAAGAAAGCTCCGTTATTCGTGACCGAGGATGGTGTAGAGATATACAATGAACACCAGATAACATGGGCTGTATCAGATGTATGGAATACACCGGGAAACAGACAGATAAGTGAACCAGCACCTCATAAATACAGCAGACAATGGGAGCTCAATAAACCACCTGTATGGCATCTGTTCAGTACCAAGACAAAAGCTCAGGAGTATATGGATAGTAAGAAGAGCCCAGAAAAACCAGCACCACTAATGCAGGTATTGTTGACACAGAAAGAGATAAACAAGCTCAAAGAGCTATTAAAGTAACACGTATGGTTGATATGTGTGTGAACTGAGGAATCATAGGATAGCCGGTGGTAATAAGCCGGTTATCTGTGGTTCTGATGTAGATACAGGTAGATACCAGGTAAACAAACAAACTACAGACAATGGAACGACCCACCATATCAACAGGTGAACTGCATGTATCAGGTACAGGTAGAAAGACAAAGAAAGCAGAACAACAGGAGCTGTTAGATACAGCCAATGAACTACTACTGCAGGTAAATGCACAGATGGGTAAGAAAGGAAAGGTATCATGGGATACATACGATAGGATACAACAGTATCTAAACCAACACAAACTGATATGATACACATAGCATTGATAGTAACAATAGTAAATACAATACTGATAACAGTGCTTACCTATAGAGTACTACTACAGAGAAATAATATAGGCAAGTTAGAGAAACGAGTTGAAGAACAGCAGAAAGGGTACGAGGAACTGTATAAGTGGACAGACACACTGTTCAATGATGAGGATATGAGACGGATAGCAGATGCTGCGTACATTGCAGGTATGAGAAGAGATGAAACATGGGATGCAGAGAAGTGGATAGCAGAGACGTTCAGTGATCCTACACCGGCAGAATATCCACATACAGGAGAGAAGGACAATTACTAGAACCAATAAATACACAACAGATATGAACACACAAACAGCAATAACACTGATAGCAATAGCCATATGTGCTACAGTGACAATCATCTATGCCCTCTACAGGATGTGGGACTGGAAGCATCCGTATGTAGATGAGATAATAGAAAAAGGGAACTATATAAACGATAGGAGTTCAACGCCTTCAGGTAGCTGGTATGAAGTAAAACGTACATACAAAAATGGAACAATCACCTATAAAAACATCAAACTGAAATGATACACACAGTACAGATATCGAACACAACAGCACTAGTATATACAGTCATAGCAATACTCACAGTAGTATCAGCATATGTATATGGATGTAGTAGGACACGAAGGAAATCAGAGCAAGAAAGAAATGCTCTCCAGGAAATGATAGTGCAACATGGTCAATTGATACGGGACTGGCAAAGAAGATATGAAGAGGCCAAAAAAGCATGGGTAGATACATTCAGCAAGTACACAGCTCTCCAGCAAGAAATAGAATGTCACATACATGAAGTACATGAAGAAGCAGAAAAACCGCATGTAGTAACTACAGAAGGATACTGGGATAAGGAGAGTGAGTTCCTCAATGACGTATACAAGAAACCGACAGACGATACAGATCAAAGGATACCCGGGACAGGGTGTTAGTAATACAATATAAGTTCACATAATAAATATCAACCAAAATGAAGAAGTCAATCACAATGGGTGCAGTGCTATGTATAGCCGGAAGTACCCTGGACATGTCAACAATACAGTCCGTTACACCAACAACACACAAGAAACCATCTGCAGAGGTAGTAAGTAACTACATAGCGGCAAGGTTCTATAACCCTCAAAAGAGCCAAAAGGACTGGGATAGGTCAGAAGCCAGGAAGCAGGAGATCATGTCCAATATCAGGTCAATAAGGTGCCAGATAAGGCATAAAGCAAACCTGTTACAGAGAGACCAGACAGCACACAAACTGTTGGAGACCATAGCATGTACCATGGAGAATAAGACCAGAAACAGGGACCATCAGTTACGTACAAAAAGGGCAAAGGAACTGCATGTACCAGCAAAGTATATAGCAGTAGATGTGCTCAGAACAAGGAAAGGAATGCCGGTAATAGATATGTCAACAATAATATAATTCATAACCCAACCATATTCAGAGTACCAGGTACAGTTATCTGGTCTCTGTATGTATGGTTATAAAAGTAACAAATAATATGAAACACGTTTGGATAAGGAATGGCAAGTTGCAGTTAGTGTTAGTACCTACAGATACTGTAGAGATATCACTATTCGAGGAACTATCACAAGCACCTGTAGATATGACCCATCACAGAACACTGCAGGTAGGGTTAGAAGCGGTAAATGACTGTGTAGTAATCACACATATACCGGTACAGAAAACAACAATAGACAAACAACCAGAACAGCAATAGAGATATGGAAAATACAACAGGTAAGCAGTGGTTACTCATAGAAAACAAGGGTGAGATCGATATCAATGCATTGATACTGATGGGAGGTAGTACTAAAAGAGATAGCGCATCAGCTATAGGGTACTTCGGATCAGGTAACAAGTATACAATAGCATTGTTCATGAAGTCCGGTATAGGGTTCCGAATATACAGTGGTGGCCTGGAACTAGTTGTAAGTACAAAAGATGTAAAGTTCCGGGATAAAGAGTTCCAACAAATACTGATCAATGGTCAGGAAACATCACTCACTACAGATATGGGTCCACAGTGGGATACATGGATGGGTATACGGGAATGGGTTAGTAATAGTATAGATGAAGGTGAGAGTAATATAGTATCGTGTACAGAAAATCTGCAGACAAGAGAAGGTTACACCCGCATCTATGTAGAACATCATGAAGAGATAGAAAGTGTTATACAGAACTGGGATAAGTACTTTGCATTCGATAGGTGTGATGATATAGTAAACATACCACAGGGCAAAGTGTTCCCACAAATGGATACACAGAAGGAATCGTTACTACTCTACAGGAAAGGTATACAGTGCTACCATATGTCAGCACAGAAGGCACTATATAGCTACGATCTCCCTGCATATAAGATAAATGAATCCAGAGTAGTGTCAGACTCCTATGGAGCTAAAGATGATACATGTAAGTTCCTGTGTAAATATGCTACAGAGGATATAGCAGAGAGTATACTGTCAAATGCCTTTGCTGGTGATAACAAATACTGGGAAGGTGGGATGGAGTGGTACTACTATGGTAGTAACAGACTGTCACAGGAATGGAGAAAAGCTATAGGTGATCGGATAATAGTAAACAATGATGCATCAGGGTTCTACATGAAGGAAATGTCAGAACATAAGTACTACAGAGTCTCCCGAGAAATGGCAAAAGCTATCAAAGGATCATTCGAAGATGTAACAGTCTATGGTATAGGTCAGGATAGTAGCGGAGGGTTGAACTGGAGAAATGTAGAGGAGACCCCAAAGATGCAATATATGTTGAAGAGGGCTAAAGGTTTCTGTGAAGAAACACAATACGCAGTCAACTATCCCATACAAGTAGTAGAGTTCGATAAGAATGATACACTGGGATGTGCTCATGACAATACCATATACATAGCAGCTAAAACATTCGATAAAGGAATGAAAGAGGTTGTAATGACAATAATGGAAGAGAATGAGCACCTACGTACAGGTTATGAAGATGAGAGTAGATCATTGCAGACACATCTGTTCCAATGCTGGTTAACGGAAAAAGAAGAGCGTTATGGGGTGTTCCTATAACAATAACAAAAGAGAGGAGGAATAAAAGGTATGGTATGCACAATAGGCTATGATGACAATGAATATGAACAAGTTACTGTAATCACCTGTCTGGAGTACTTCGAAGATCATGAATGGATAGAACTGGATACTGAAACCACAGGACTCTCGTTCATCAATAATGATCTGAAGTGCTTCCAGTTAGGTGATGCAAAGAATCAATATGTAATCCATCCAAGACTCCTACAGCAATTCAAGCAGTTGTTAGAGACAAAGGGGCTGATAGCGCATAATATGAAGTTCGATGTGAAGTTCCTGTATAAGGCTGGCATCTACCCTATTCGTGTATACGATACCTATATAGCAGAATGTGTGCTGAACTGTGGTAATAAATTCCATAGAAAAGCACTAAATGTTGTAGCTAAGAAACGGTTAGATGTAGATCTCGATAAATCTATACGAAAAGGTATAGAGAAGAAGGAAATGCAGGGTGAGGTGATACAGTATGCAGCAGATGATGTAAGGTATCTACACGATATCCGGGAACACCAGTTGAAGGAAGCTAAGGAAAAAGATCTCATAAGATGCATCAATCTGGAGAATGACTATGTATTGATACTAGCATATATAGAGTTCTGTGGTATCAAGCTGGATGTAGGTAAGTGGAAACAGAAGATGGAGAGTGATAAGAAACTGCTATCAGATGCCAGGAAGGTGATGGACCAGTTGATATTCTCACAGGATATGAAAAAGTATATCAACTACCAGATGGATATGTTCAATCCAGAGCTTACTACAAGGATCAATTGGGACTCTCCAGCACAGGTTATCAAGCTCTTCACAGAGTTGGGTATAGATTGTTGGGAAACAGTAAAAGGAGTCAAGAAGCAATCCGCAAGTGCTAAAAGCATAGAGAAGTACCAAGATAAGTTCCCGTTCATCAAAGACTACCTACACTATAAGGAACTGCAGAAGGTAGATGGTACATATGGGCAGAGTTTCCTGAATCAGGTGCACCCAGTTACCGGTAGGATATATACACAGTTCACCCAAATAATGGACACTGGTAGAACAAGCTGTGGAGGAAAGAATAAGGAAACCGGTGAAGAGTACATCAATCTGCAGAATCTACCAAACAATCAGCAGACCCGAAACTGTTTCGTATCAGATATAGGTAACAGTATAGTAGATGCTGACTACAGTAGTATGGAAATAGTAGTGCTCACGAATAAGTCATTGGAACCAGGTCTGTTAGAGTTCTTCGATAATGGGTTCACAGACTTCCACAGCTATAATGCACTGAAGATATATCCGGAATTGAAAGGAAAAACACCAGATGATGTAAAGAAGAACCACAATGATCTCCGGCAGAATGCAAAAGTAGGAGGGTTCACAGTATCCTTCGGTGGGGTAGGCAAGACAGTAGCAGACAACCTGAAGATACCATTAGAAGAAGGTGATAGGTTCTATAAACTCTACTTCGAAGCATTTACAGGGCTCAAAGCACATTACAAGAAGTGTGAGGACCAGGCACTTAGAGATGGATATATACTGATAGATGAAAGGAATAAGAGGAAGTCATACATCCACAATCATGCCAGGTATAAGGAATTGAGTAAAGAGATAGATAAGAACTTTTGGGAAAAGTATCGAATGATGAAAGAGGTAGATCCAGGGGATTACCACTTCCTCTTGATGAAGGAGAAAGTTCGTGAGTACTTCAGTATCAAAGGAGAAATCAGTAGGAAGTCATTCAACTTCCCAATACAGGGCCAAGCAAGTTCAATCTCTAAAATAGCTGGAATATATATAATGAAATGGATAAGGGATAATCAATTACTTGGTAAAGTGTTGATAATCAATTTTGTACATGATCAGTATTTGATAGAATGCCCTGAAGAGATGGAACAGGTAGTGAAAGTAGCACTGGTGAAAGCTATGGAAGATGCAGGAGCTCTCTATCATACACGGGTTCCATTGAGAGCATCTGCAGAGTTAGGAAAATGTTGGTCGCATTAAACAAATTGATAACAAATAAACAACAAAGTTATGGCAAAGGTGTTAGTACAATTTACAAAGAACTACGATATGTTCGAACTAATGGAAGACAATCGTGATGTAAAAGATGAAAGGCATATAAGAGAATTAATGGGATCTATGGAACGTAATGGATTCCTACAGAGTAAGGCAATATCAGTAAAAAATAATGGAAGCAAATATATAGTACTAGACGGTCAACATAGGTTAGAGGCAGCTAAGAGGTTGGAAATAGCTGTATGGTACAATATAGATGATGATATACCGGAAGCAGCCCTACCTGATCTGCAGATAGCTAAAAAGTGGTTACCGAAGGACTATCTAAAGCACTTTGTAGTAAATGGTGTGAAGAATTATATAAAGTTACAGGAGATAGCAGAGGTATGCCCTAAAGTGAGTATGACAACTATTGCATTGTTGTTGGAAGGGTCTTCACAAGGTGATGGTACAAATATTCGGTTCCGTACAGGTACACTGAAGATCACACACTTGGAAAAAGCGATGAAGACATTACAGTATGCTAATGAGATATACAGCCTATATAAGTATGAATGGTTATATGGTAGAACATTCCTATGTGCATTCATGAAGATCATATATACAGACGGGTATAAACAAAAAACACTGCTAGAAAAACTGAAGTACCGCAGTGAAGAGTTCCGACAAATGCTAACTAAAGAAGGGTATGTAAAGTTGTTCAATGATATATACAACTACAAGACACAAGTACATAACCGGGTGAAATTCGAGTACGGAGAATAACAACAGAATAACAGAGAGGAACTTGTAGGGTATGGCTAAATGTTGTACCTTACAAGCCCTCCCGATAAATCAACAGAAAATGGAAGTACTATGCAACAATGGAGTATTCTCTCCACAGCAGATGGAACTGTTTAATAGATATGGAATACAGGTACCGGTAGAGAACAATATATACAACATACGTGATGTAATCAAACCAAGTGGAAAAGCTGGTACAGGGTTGTTGCTGGAAGAGTTAGTTAATCCATTGATACCTCTAATGCACCCAATACTAGGTAAAAAAGTGCCAATGGAGCCTAACTGGAAAATCGAGAGGTTCAGCACACTATCAGAAGAACCACTCAGCAGAGAAGATATAGAGAGCATCAAGCAAGAAACCACAGTAAAACAGATAGAGCCATGCAAGTAACATCAAAAGAATGGCAGGATGTAATGACTTATATCCAAAAGAAACTGCTGGATCAAATAGGTAACGGTGATAGTATTTCACGTATTACGGTTATAGGAGTACTGCAGGATATTACAGCAGAACAATACTCAGCAGATACAAATGTAGTACGTGGAAAAAGGAAACCAGTACAAATAGATAATGAATATGACCAGAGCTGGAGACTCTTTTGGAACACATGGCCAAGTACAAAATCAGTTCCGGGTACTCAGTATAGAAGTGGTGCCAAGATGAAGGGAAACGAGCAAGGAATGTACAAGAAGTGGTTAGCTGCTGTAGTATCAGATATATCGGTAGAGAGAATGCAATATGCAGCAGAATGTTATCTACAGTGGGCATATACAGAAAGTATTAGTAAAGGCAGAAATGAGCTCGAATATAGAAATGCAATGGAACCTTGGCTGAATCAGTCATTGTACCTGAACTATGCAGATGTACCTATGCCTCCAGTAACAAAGCAACAAATACAATACCAGAATTCCACAGATCAATGAGTAGCAACTACAAGAAACTGAAAGCAGAGGTAGAGAAAGGTATCACAGGTAAGAACCAAGGTATACCACTATCACTGAAGAAGATGGGTAAGTATCTCTCTATCAGACAGGCTGTGTACACGCTATTGGGGGGTAACTCAGGTACCGGTAAAACTGCATATGCTGATAGTGTGTATGTACTGGAACCTTATATGTGGTATCTGCAGAACAAGGATAATACACATCTTAATGTAGAGTGGGTATATAGATCAATGGAAAGACCCTTACTACAGAAGTTAGCCAAGTGGTCGTGCTACAAGATATGGAGAGATGATGGTATACTGATAACACCTGCAAAGTTAATGGGTTGGACAGAAGACAAGCTCACAGAACAAGAAAAGTACCTGTTTGATAAATGTGAGGAGTTCTTCGAGACTATGCAGGATAGCAAGATCATCACAATCATAGAAGGACAGGATAACCCACGAGGTATCTGGAAGCAGTTAGAGGAATATGCATTAGCCAGGGGAAAATACGAACAGAAAAGTGAGTATGAGAAAATATATCACCCAAACAATCCAGATCTGATAGTAGTACCGGTTATAGACCATGCTGGTAAATGCAAGATGGAGACTGTAGATGGTATCAAGAGCAGAAAAGGAACTACAGATAAGTTGAGCGAGTACATGTCTATATGCAGAGATCTGTTTAAGATGAGTCCTGTAGTTATTAGTCAATTTAACAGATCTATCAAATCAGAGATATTCAGTAAACAATCAGATCCGGAACCTACCATGGATTCGTTCAAAGAGACAGGTAATTTGTATGAAGATTGTGATGTAGCTCTCAGTCTGTTTAACCCATACAAGTTCAAAGTAATGGATCATATGGGATATGACATACCAAAGATGGTAGATAACAAGACAGGTGCCAACTACTTCCGTTCACTGAAGATGATCAAGAACCAGGGAGAAGATGACATAAGATGGGCATTAGCATTCAATGGGGCTATTGGCCAATGGATCGATTTACCTAGAGCTAGTGAAATTAACGAAAATGTATATGACAAGGTAAAAAGCCTAGAATGGTTCATGATAGATAAACCTGAATTTCAAAAGTCTTTTGCAGGTTTTGGTAGGACACATATAGATGAACAAATCAAACAAGCAGTAACAGAATGACAGCAGAAATAGATAGTGTATGGAACTTCATAGAGAAATATTACCCAGATTACTCCAGTAGCAATGAAATAGCAACAGCTAATGATATAGATCAGATACTGACAGAACCAGATAATGAATGGAGTGAAGGGGCAACTCGGATATGGGAAGGATATGAGAGTGATCTGGCAGCAATTGCAATACTGCAGGATGAAGTGATGTGCTGTGTATACAAGAAAGCTATACAAGGATACATAGACAGTAAAACAGAGCAGATATGACAGAACAAGAAATAGAAGCAGCCTGTTGGGCTCATATACAGCAAGCAGAGAACTGGATGACTCCCGAACTCTCTGATGGGTACAACGAGAATGAGGTATATAGAGCATGGAAAGCCGGATACAAAGCTGCACAGGAAGAGTATGAGCTAGATGCAGAACGATGGAAAACATTCATAGCCATTACAGACAAGAAGAACAAGTAACCAATAGAACACAACATATGGAAGAAGACAAGAAGAAAGGTATAGTGTTACCTACAGCACCAAGGAAAGCAACTGCAGTGAATGCAAGGTCAATGACCCTATATGGGAAGAGTAAAGTAGGGAAGACCACTGCATTGTCAGCTCTCCAGAATTGCCTTATTATTGACACAGAAAATGGAAGTGCCTTCATCAACGGTATAGTGATGCAGGTACCAGAGACACTAGGACCAGTAGGAAGGTTCAAGTGGTTGAAAGAACTGGCAGCAGAGATCAAAGCACAGGGTAGGCCATATGACTATGTAGCCATAGATACATTCAGCCAGTTGGACATAGACAGCGAATGGGTAGGTACCTGGAACTACATGAACAGTGTAGCCGGTAAGAACTTCAACCGAGTATGTGATGCAGATGGGAAAGTGATCAAAGATCCCATCACACAGAAGACCACAATGCTGAAACCTACAGATCAGGAGTATGAAAGTGTATTGACCCTTGGGCAGGGTTACGGCTACAGGTATTCTAGGGATGCCATCATGGATATATTCAACACACTGAAGGATCTAGGCAAGATATGTACGATATTCGTGTGCCATGTAGCAGATAAAATGATAGCAGAGAAGAATGGTGAACAGGTAATGATCAAAGATCTCGCCCTCACAGGAAAAGTCAGGGACATGATCCCTAGGCTCTGTGATGCCATAGGTAATGTGTGGAATGAGAACGGGAAGATGATGGTGTCATTCGTAGGTAATAGTGACAAGATAGGTGGTATGAGAGCTACTCATCTGTTAGGATATACAGGAGAATTAGACTGGAGCAAGGTGTTCATTAAAGAAGAAACAAATAAATAACAACTAAACAAATAAAAAACAACGACAATGGTCATTAAGCCGAGTGAAAGAAAACCAGGTACAGGTACATCAGAGAAATTGATAGGTATCTTCAAAGGAGAGTTAGTGAAGGTGAATCCGACACTACAGGAAAAGAAAGAAATGTATGGATGGGCTGATAAAGCCGATGAAAAAGAAATCGCATACACTGGGGAAAAGGATGGTAAAGACTGGTCCCGTCTCTGCTTCGTGTTCTTAGATGAAATAACGAAAAAGTATGTGGAATATGGGTTGTTCATCAGTGATGAGTTGGCAGAGTTCGAGAAAGATGGTATAACAAAAAAATGGTATGTGAACCAATGGGGCCAGACACAACTGGTGGATGATGAAAAGAACCTGTTCAAGTCGTTCACCCATATACAGAAACAGAATGAAGATACAAAGGAGTGGGAAGATGTGATCGGAGAGAATGGAGAACCGGTGAAACTGATATATCGTCAGGCACATAAAGGTGAGACAGCGTTATACAGTCTGTTGAGGAACCTGGTAACACAGTCATGGTTCGAAGCAGATGCTGATACATCGTTATTCATTAAGCCTCAGCATTTAATGAGAGGTGCTGTTAAGGATATCACATCACTGATAGGTACAGACAGTTTCCAACCGGTAGTAGGTATGGTGTATGTAGAAGCCAAGGATACAGACAATGGTGTGCAGTATACAAACAACTGTGTAGATGGTGCATGGATGCCAGGATGGAAGATCAAGGATGCTAATATCAACAGTGCAAGTAACAGTTGGAGTAAGTTCGAGATAGCTCCTAAAGGTAAAGGTAGCTATAAACTGAAGGATATGTACAACTATTATCAATCGGTAAAGCGTTGTAAATATATGTGGGAACTACAACCACTACATGTGTTCCAAGCTGACAAGTTCCAAGCCGCAGGTAACCAAACATTCGTACCAGCAGAGAATACAACAGAAGTAACTAACCTCGACTACTAAACAAATAAAACAACAGATAGAAATATGCGCAATAAAATAGAGTATGTAGGTTACAGTAAGAATGTGATAGATAATGTGACCAGTAATGTAGTACTGCATGGTGATGATATCAATGAAGAAGTATTACAAAAAGTTTGTAATCTCTGGAGTACTGGTAAAGAATTGAAAGTGATAGTGAGCTACCTGGACCGAGAGAACAAGTGTACTGGTGAGGAGGGTGAATATATAGTAGAGCAGTTAGAGGTGTATGAGAAGAGCCTGAAAGATGCACCAATGACAAAGACGGAAGTAGCAGAGACACTCACAGCAATGGTAAATAGTGCACCTGTAATACGTGAAGTACCTAGTACAAACATAGCAGCTATTCTACCAGGGTTTGCAACAGAACCTGGTACACCTGCACCTATAGAGAAAAAAGGTAGAAAACAAACACCTGCAGTAAGAACAACAGGTAAGGTAGATGCAAAGTCTCTGATAGAGAAAATGCAGGAACAGATAGAGTTGATCCGGTACATAGACAGTACAGTGGATATGGATAATGAACCAGGGCAGTTATCGAAGGCTGCTAGGGATATACTCATCCAGTATCGGAAAGATGTAGACAAAGCCAAGGAAACAGCAGTACAATCAATACAACAGCTATGAAAATAGAAACCAAGTACAATATCGGAGATACCGTATGGTTCATGGATGGAAGTAAGCCAATATCAGATACAGTGACAAACTGGGCCATAGAAGGTAACCACGGTGGGAAAGTGCTAGAATACTACTATATGCCAAAATCATTCAATTCAGTGCCTGTAGATAAGTTATACAGTACAAAGGAACAGCTAATACAAGCACTATGACAGACAAAGCATTGATAGTGTTCGGCAATATCACATTCGAGGAGAATCCGAATAGGGCACTGATACATGAAGTAGAACAAACACTGATAGTATCTAGGTACATAGCGGCAAAGGTGGCAGATGATCTGTGCAATGAATGGGCTGGATGGATAATACCCTCACAGTACACCGGAGAAATAGTGTGGGAATAGGTAACAACACAACCAGACAAGATACAGGAATGGGTAACAGGGCTATAGGCTCTCTACTCGTTTCTGTAGGTGTCTGGATAACAAAACAACAGATAGAATGGAACAAGGAAACGAATGGATGGAAATAGATGTACAAGGGTTATCTCAATTGTTGGCTAAAGATGCATGGGAAACCGAAACAAGGCTCAAACCGGATGAAGACCTCTACAACATAAACAGTGTAAGAGACCCGATAACAGGTGAACTAACAGTAGTGAAAGAGGTAAATGACCATTGGAGCAGCCAATACTGGGGGTTAGTAGAGCAGTATCGGTTACTAATAGTTCAACACGCAAAACCTACAGAAGATGGTAATCAAGCCCAAACAACCGCAGATAGACCTGAAGGAATTAATCAGTAATAGGTTAAGTGAGTATGACATATATAGGCAAATAATCGGCAATGAGTTCCGCATGAATATGTCCATGAAGAGTCCGTTACCAGGTCATAAGCATGGTGATAGGTCAGGGTCATTCTCTATAGGTGCATCTACATCAGGTAGGTTGATATGGAGGGACTACAGCCTGGATATGAAGGGTGGGGCTATAGACCTGGTACAAGCTATATATGGGCTCACATATCCGGAGGCTCTACAGAAGGTGTGCAGTGACTTTGGGTTGTTGGTAAGTGATGGTATACAGTATAAGAAGATCATCAGCAGCTATGTACAACCGGTTATAGAGAAACATGACACCATCATCCATGTAAAGGCTGGTAAGTGGACCAAGAAGGCACTATCATACTGGGAAGCATATGGTATAGATCAGCAGCAGTTACAACAGGAGGAGATATACAATGTGGATGAATGGTACCTGAACCGTATGAGGATAGAAAGGAGGGATGGTGAAAATGTGTTCGCATACAGGTTCCCAGGTGATCTGTTCAAGATATATATGCCGGATAGAACCAGAGATGAAGGTAGATGGAAGACGAATGTACCATGTGCTACTGTAGAAGGGTTAGATAGATTGAATGGGGACAAGAAGGTGTTGATAACTAAGTCACGAAAAGATAGGATATGTCTACAGCAGATAGTGCCATATACAGTGTTAAACGTGCAAAACGAAGGGTCTAGCTGTTTTACAGAAGAGTTTAGAAAGCAACTAGAACATAGAGAAATTATCGTTATGTATGACAACGATCCACCGGGAGTTACCAACTGCAAGAAAATATGTGATGCATATGGGTATCAGTATGTAAATGTTCCCAGACATCTACTACAGGAAGGCGTGAAAGATGCAGCAGATTGGGTAGCCAGTACAGGTAGCTATGAGCAGTTACAGGAGTTCATGAAAAGCAAACAGATAATATAGATACACAATGAAAGAGACAAAGACTTACTACATCGGTTGGAACAGGTATGAAGGAAAAGCAATATCATACAGCACACAGGAACATGCAGAAAAATCTGGTAACTACTGGAAACAGATAAACAGTACCAGTTACAGGGAAGCGAAAGAACAGTTCCTGGAGGATGTTCGGGAGAATCACAGTGAAATGGAATAGTATATGGAAAAGACAATATGGGTATGTGGCATGTGTGGTAGCCAGAATGTAGAAGAGCGAGTATGGGTCAATATGAACACCGGTGATTGCAATATAGGAGAAGCAGAGTTCGAAGATACATGGTGTGTAGATTGTGACAAGAATACAAATGTAGAAGATATCAATGACTACAAAACTACAGAGAAATGATACAAGCAACTATAGCAGATATAATGCGAGTACTGGATATACAGAGATCAGCAATTACTACAGGGCTCCTGTACAAGCTGAGGGGCAACTGCACATACCAGGACACAGAAGGGGTAGAAGATATGTACAGTATATCAGTAGAAGAGAGAATAGGAGCACAACTAGATGAGTATGAGCAGAAAGAGTTGTCGGAGATACTGGGGCTATGTGATATACATATGTGCAGCTACTTCAGGATCACTGATATATAACCAAACAAAATAGTAAAGAATCATGGAACAACATACAGTAATAGAGAGTGGAGAAATGAATACAGTGGAGTACACCAGTATACAGGAAAAGGTGTTCGAGCTGCTATACAATGGGAAACTGGCATGGTCAGTCAACAAGGAGCAGTTGTACACAGAAGATGGTACAATAGCACCTACAGCATTTGCAACTAGAAGGAGTGACAATGGTGATGTGTTAGGTATAGTGGGTGGTAGGTATGCGATACTGCAGAATCAGCAGTTAGCACAGGAGTTTATACAAGCTAGTGAAGGGTTCGGGTTGACAGAGATAGCAGGTACATCAGTGAATGGTGGCAGGAAGGTGGTTATACGGGCCAAGATAGGCAGTATACAGATAGGTACAGATACAGTACACAGGTATATCACAGTATCGAATACACATGATGGCACTGGTCAAGTTCGTTTGGGGATGTACAATAAGGTATTAGTCTGCAGTAATGGCCTAATGAGGGAGATTAGCAGCAATGAACTAGCCAAGGTGAAGCACACTACCAATGCCAGTGAGAAGATGAACTGGTACATTAGGAACATACCACAGGTGCTAGAAGCAGAAAGGCAGATGATGGAGAACTACAAGTTACTATCTGAAGTAAAGGTAAACCAGAAGCATATACAGGCCCTGATAGATCATGTGTATCAGGTAGATAGTTCACTACCTACAGATGAGATATCAACTAGGAAACAGAATCAGGTAAAGGAGTTCGACAAAGCTCTGACCACCAATGGGTTGAATGTACATGGCAACACTCTATGGGGCGCATTACAAGCTATGACTTTTATTCAAAGTCGTGATATGAAGACAGGTAGGTTGTCAGATGACAAGGTGATGACGGGTAGTGGCCAAGAGAAGTCGAATCTTACGTATGAATTACTGATGAAGATGATCGGTAATCCTGCATATGAGCTGACAGAAGAACTCGAACTAGCATAGTGCCAATACATAGAGAGAGATACTACAACCTATCTGTAGTAGTAGGAAATACAGAAGATGCCCATGGTCGAGAAGTACAAGTGAAGATATCAGTGACAGCAGACCAGGATGAATGGGATGAAATCGATGAAGACTAGGATATAACCCCATCAAATACACAACTACTCCAACACAGGGTACACAACCAACACTACAGAGAGAAAAGACCAGATAACTATACATATACAGACATTGGGGAATGCTACTGTATGATGGAATAGGCCGGTATATATCCCTGTAGTGTTGGAGTACTCTGGGAGGAGGGTAAAAACTAGAGAAGATATGACAGAGAAACAGAAAGACATACTGCTAGTAGCAGAATACATGGGTGGACGAGAATATATACACAAGGCTCACTATCCACACTACATGCAGGTAGAAGCAGAGTTACTGGATGGGAATGATCTCAGGTTCGACACATCATATGACTGGCTCATACCAGTAGTGAAGAAAGCAATGTTCGAGATACGTATGGAGATATCAGAAGACCCACTAGCAATATTGGGAGGGGATGATGAGAGGAAAAAAGAACTGAGACGCACCAGAGACAAACTAGAAAATACACTGCTGACATGTGATATAGAGAAATTACATCCAATAGTAGTACAGGCAATTAAATTGATCACAGGTAAAAAGCATTAGAAGTATTACGAGGAATATTACTAGAACTAAAAACACTAAAAGAGAATAGCAAAAACAAATAGACATGATAGCAGCAGCAAAGAAAATAGTACCATCAATATCAACATTATCTGTTAATTTGAAAGTGATACAGATAAACAATAAGCAGATGACATTTGGGGTATTCAGGCAACTCTACGAAGGAGTAATATACGATAGTGAAAACAACCTGATGCATGAACTCTGGGGTAAAGTGAACTATAAAGATGAAACCTGGATAGTCTATCAAGTAGGTGATGTACTGATGAAAATGAGTATAGACAAAATAGACAGAGGAGTACATACATTTGCTGGATATCTACAGTATGAAAAGATTACAGAGAGATTCCACAGTTTGAAGTATTTGATTGGATATAAAAGCAGTGGACTCTACTATGAGAAAAGTTCAGTGAGTAGATCATATGATAGGTGGGCGTGTTGTGGAGAGAAAAGAGAAGTTTGTGGTCCAGTATTAGAAGAATTATTTAGAAGAGATGTATCACCAGATATAGTGAAGGAAATAGAACAGGAGTGGTATCGGGTAAAGCAAATAAGTGAAAAAGGTAAAAAACTGTATGAGAAGTGTGAAGCACTTGATCAATTATTCATAGCAGTATAATAACACCTAAATAACATCATAGTAGTAGGTTTTGCAGTACATTTACAGTGCAGCTAATACCAGTACCATGACATTCAATAACCAC